AAGCGGTGACTCTGCTCAGATAGGCTCAAGCGGTGACTCTGCTCAGATAGGCTCAAGCGGTGACTATGCTAAGATAGATAGCACTGGTGACGATTCTGTAATCATGTGTGCAGGTATCGGTTCCAAGGCTAAGGCTAAAGTTGGGTCTTGGATAACACTTGCTGAGTGGGTGTGGAATGACAAGAAACACATAAACGTGCCAGTATGCGTGAAGACAGAGTATGTTGACGGTGAACGTATTAAGGCAGACACTTGGTATAAACTTGTTGGCGGAGAATTTAAGGAGACAGAAGTATGAATAAAGTAAAATATATTCCTGGGGATTTGGTAAAATTAAAATATCAAGGCAGGGTTGTATCTGTAGTTGAAAGTACAATCAATTGCTCAATATTGAGTGATGTTATATATACAACGGACGATAAAGCACCTGTTGTCCCAAATAAGAACATAGAAGGGGTTTTACTCACTCCAGAGATTCTTGAAAAGAATGGGTGGAAGGGAATAGACATCATGCCCTATCCAGCCTATGCTAAAGGCAAGCTGTCAGAATATAGCTTGTTCCTTGACAGAGATGTATGGCGTTTTAAATATGACGGTAGAATACTTCCTGTAGAGATAAAGTTTATACACCAGCTCCAGCACCTGCTATTCGGTTTGGGCTTAAACTCTGAAATGAAGATATGAACCATTTAACTAAATCAGATTTGAGGAATCTCAAGGAAATGTTAGTTATATATCATAACAAATATGCACAGACTAACAAAGAACAACGTGATATAATGGAAATAATAAAGCTTATAGACAGAAGGTTATTAGGCTATATTTAGTAGCCTTAAATTGTAGAAGATATGGCAAAGAATATTAATGTTTAACAGCCTTCGGGCTAAATAGTAGTGATATGTATTACAAAGTACCAAAAGAACGTTTATTGTCTCTACTGAGAGCAGAGATAGAGCTTAGTCTTTTAGAATACTATGGAGTTGGTAATTGGGGTTGTTATGAAGATGCAATAAATGATACCTATGGTGATGGTGAAGGTGCTGCAAATAACATACCAGAAAACGAACTTCTTAAAGAGTTTAAGGAAATTAAGTAACTAACCACCTCTTTGAGGTATAAAATAGTAGTGAGAATATGAATGCAACAGAAGCAAAAAGAAAATTGTGTGAGATAAAAACAAAGTTAAATGATAAAGAGGTTACTATGGCTATTTGGATTGCTATCCGTGCCATTGATACTTGCACACAAGAAGGGTTTGAAGTAACAGATTAATGAACATAAAATAGTGAAAGAATATGAAAGTAAAAGAAGCAGTTGAAAAAATCAACAATGGCGAATTTCCCTCATTATGGGAAGCAGTGGAAGAGGTTTTAGACGGCATGAAACCTCTCATGGAAGAGTTAAAGCCTGACCATCATAGATGGTACACAGTATCGACAAGTGTATTTGTACTTGATGATGGTTTTATAGGAGTTACTGGTGTTACAGATTTGAAAGGTGATATGGATTACTCTGATTGTAACTACAAAACAAAAGCAGAGGAATATGAGGAGTTTAAAACCATATCTTATAGACCTAAGAAGTAACAGATTAACTAACCACCTCTCCTTGGTGACAGCAGGGAGAGGGTAAAATTGAAGAAAAATGAGTGCAATAGAATTTGGAAAATGTGATATCTGTGGGAAAGAGACATATCTATCACGTACATATTTTAGATACAGAATTGGCGGTTGTACTTGTTGTGGCTGCACGTTAAGCGATGGGACAAAAGGACATTTTGAGGTAGTCCATCATTGTAATAAGTGTATTCCTCATTTACCAACAGTTATTCATCCATTGTTTAAGGCTTTGGATGGAAAAACTTACAGAGCAAACATTACGAATGTTTTGCCATTTGAAATTGATGGGAAATTTATCATTGAAGAACCTGCAATTAAGGAAGGCAACAACGAGCAATCAGAATATTAGCTAAATAAGAAAGGAAATAAACAATGACACGTAAAGAAATTAAAGAAGTATTACCTATCTTGCAAGCATTCGCAGAAGGCAGAGTGATACAATACAGAGATAATGGAGTATGGAAAGACATTACAACGGAGGATGGCTTTTATGCTGAGAATGCCTTTGTTAATGTCAATGACTATCGCATAAAACCATCCCCAACTTACAGACCCTTTGTCAACGCAGACGAGTGCTGGCAGGAGATGCAGAAGCATCAGCCTTTCGGGTGGGTAAAAACAAAAAACGGAATTTATACAAATATACTCATTGTAAACTCAGATGAAGCAAACGTAGTAACAGGATTGTCTGACATGTGTTGTAGCTTTAATGATATGTTTCAAAAGTATGTCTTTATAGACAATGCTCCATTTGGCATTAAAGTTATGGAGGAATAAAAATAAATAAAAAAACATGAAGAAAGAAATAATATACAGAACGCAGATAGACGTTAACGGAGTGTTGACGAAAGAATCGTTTGGAGCAAGAAGCGTGACGCTGAAAGGAGTTATAGCACGATGCACGGAGCGCAGGCTGCTGGGCATAATCCCCCTGCCCGACTGCTACAAGTGGGAGGTGCAGACGGTGGAAACGGTAAAGACCAAAGCCGAGGACAAGGACAGGACGCTAAGGGAGGAGTGGCTGACGTTTGAGTCGAGAAAGCGTCTTGCCGAGGAGCGACAGAACCTCGAAGCGTGGCTTAGAAACAAATGTAAAGAATATCGTCAGACGCAGTCAAGCCGCACCAAGGCGAAGCTATAGAACTTCTTAGAACTTCCAGAACATCTATATAAAAAACAACAAAACTATGTCCAATTTAATCACTACTCCATCCACCCCTCACCCCTTCTCGGCATTCTCTCTCCATCCATCCGTCAAGGCTGAGACACTCGCCCGCATCGACCGCGTATGCTCTCTCTACTACGTCACCATCGGCTCCATCTACAACGTTTGCCAGTCTGCCATGGTCGACGCACGCGAGCTGCTCCGCCAGGACAAATCTCTCTTCCGTCACAAGGTCAAACAGGAGGTCAATCTTGCCTTCCTTGCCTACGACCAATGGAATGCCTCTATGAAGCGCATACTCAAGGACAGATATCAAATATGGTTAGATATTTCCGATTCCGTCGACTCCGATCTGCGCCAGCAGGTACAGATACTCTTCTATTCCGTCGACAACTTCTTTCTCAAATGCCATGTACCGCATTCCAAGACATTCTCCCGCATGGAAACGGCCCTTGTCCTCCTCGACATAACCCGTGACACATTCCGCCGCATCTTCGAGCACGCCCGCAAGCTCATCGGTGTTGATGTGGCTCCACTCTTTGCTGGAGCCGACGCCTCCGACATCTTCTTCCACTGGCACGCCGCCATCACCGCTGCCAGCCGCTCCATACCAGGCTTCCCAGATGTCGATGTCAACGCCGACCCCACTGCCGTACAGGCAGTCCGCAACATTCAGTGTGCACTGTCATCCGACAATATCTACAACCATGCCGGTGAGTATGCCCTACGTCTTAACCCCGACCAGTGGCGACACCTCGACCGTGAGGATCGCATCCGCCTCAAGCAGGGCATCCCCCTCGACCAACAGCAGTAGCTCCTCCCGTAGCCGAGGAGCTCCGGCATCGGCAGCACCCCTCACGTGCTGCCAGAGCCTCGCCATGCTCCACGGTCTATCCGCCATAAGAAGGCATAGCGAGGCTTACACTCTTTTTAATATCCTCTCCACTCCCCAATACACATACAGCATAACCGTCAGCAATACCAACACCCAGTCCGCACCCTCCATCGCCTGCGTCGCTACCAGCGACCCATGCATCAGCCTCACGGCGTTCACGCCTGCCAGATACACAAACGGTATCCGCCAACCCCATCCGAATCCGAAGAAGTAGCTTGCCGGAAGCATCAGCACCAGCGGCACCACGTATGCCATTGCATACATGGCCTTTACCGCCGCCATATTTCCGCTTGCCATTATCGCTATTTCCTCGCCGCCAGCGTGAAATCTCCACGTCAGCCACCAGTGTCCTATCATAAGCACGATAGGCACAATTCTCATCCCGTAGCGGTAGAACCAGTATATTTTCTCGTCTACCAATTCGTTATTATTCCCCATGTCTTTTTGTTTATTCCACAATCCGTTCAAAAACTTTTTCACACAATCCTCCCATCATGTAGCACGCCTCCTCGTCTGTCATATCTATGCCGTCCGCTTCGCACACGTGCGCCACCACATGCAGCAGCTCGTGTCCTATGGTGTTCACCATGCTTGCGCGGTCCAGAGATTTGCCCACCGCCACTACACTTCTCTTCTCCCTTATGTTTGAGTAGGTAAGCCCACGCTCTGCGCTATCCTTCGACAGATGTCCGTAGGCTTCCGAGAGAGCATCGCCGCCGCATCCTATATCCTCCAATGCACGGCATATTTCTTTCGTGTCGTTGGCAGTATACCCGATGTAGCACGTCACATCCCAATCGTAACGTTCTAGCCTTACCTCATGCTTCCTCACAGTACGTCCTCCCAAGGTATCGGCAATCCATTGTGACAGCAGTCGGCATAGAAGCGGTTGAACACAAAACCGTCCTTTTGGTCTACGTCGTCCACCACATCTTTTATATACTGCGCCATGCTTGCCTCGTCCTTGATGGAGCTGCCCCAAAAGTCAGCCTTCGCCATGTTTGCCACATACACGTGGTCGTAGCCCACAAGGTTCTCCAGTTTCACGCCACCAGCAGCAAGCATGTCCTCCACCTTGTCCTTTGTCAGCGGCTCTATCGCTTCTTCCTTGCCGGTAGCCTTGCTCACCTTGCGCATCTGACTCACTGCCCAGTCGCACATTTTCTTGTTGAAGTGATAGCCGTTGTACCTCAGGTAGGCTATCATCCCCTCGGGCTTCATATCATACACGTCCAACGGCATTCTGCATTTTCCCATAGTCTCTTTGTTTTAATCTTTAGAATTTATTGACAATCTCCCTCTTGTCGCTTCCCTCTTGTAGACTCCTCGGCTTATGAAGGCTTAGAGAGGCCCAGTAAGGCTTAGCAATCAGCCCTCCAGTTCCCTTCGGCATAGAGAGGCTTAGAAAGGCTCAGTAAGGCTTAAAGTCAAAGTCCCCACCAAGCCTTTCTGTTATCTTACCAGCGTCTGCCTCCGCCCCGGTAGCCACCTCCGCCATAACGTTCTCCATAACGTCCGTCATTGTCGTAGTCCATGCCTCGCTCATAGCGTCCACGCTCATCACGTCCCCAGTCGCGGTAGTCGGGCATAGGACTGCGTTCGCCTATGCGTCCCTCACCGTTCCGTAGGCTGTCAATGCACGACATTACCTTGCCGCCGTATCTCAGCATCTTCTCCGCATTCTCGGCAAGCTCGTCCATCTTGTTCTCCGTAATCTCAATCATATACATAGTCGTAATGTTTTAGTTGTTGCCTCCGCCCGACCTCTTGCCCAAGGCTTTTTGCAGCATATTCTCTATGTTCGTGAGAGTGCCTTTCATGCCGCTCACGTCGCTTTCCAGATTGCCTATGCGCTCCTCTTGTGCTTTCTCTTTGGCTATCTGCGGATTAAGCACGCCCATTATCTGTTCGCAGTTCTTCACCACCTTCTCGTGCCAGTCCCTGCTGTTCAGTATTTCCTTTGAGTGACGCATCATCGCTTCTACCTCTGCAATCATCGCTTCGCGGCTTTCTGCCACTACCACGCTGCCCGAGTTGGCTATCTGTCCGTTGGCGGGCAGCTGCTTAAACTCTGCCTCGCCGTCTTGCATCTTCACCTTCACGTCTACCGTCATGTCCATCGGCTGTGGTGCGAATTGCCCCGGCTGGTATGTCGGAAACTTCGGTTGCGGATTGCTCACGCTCATCACTTGCCCTATTTTCAGAACAGGCTCGGCAGTCTTGTCGAGCACATAGAATATAGAATTTATTCTTAAACCTTGAAACATATTGAAGCCTTGCTTTTAGCTGTTGTTATACAATGCCCGTCATCAACTGAAGGGTGTTCGTGTCTCTCTCAAACCATAGCTGGTACACTCCCGTACCTGCCACGTCTGCTACGGTCAGTGCAGCACCGCCAAACTTTGTTACGGCTTGCGTCACTCCGTTGGTCTCGAAGAGTATCGGCAGTGTGGTCGTCGTGCCGGTCGGTATTGCTTGCATCAGGTTCACGAATATCGTGCCCCTGTAGCTTGCATTGACAAAGGCGTGGTTCTTAAATGAAAATACCACTGCGTTTGTACCTATCGTTACGCCAGTCGAACCTATCGCCGCCGAACCTCTTCTGTTGACCCATGAATAAGGATAGCTCCATATCATAGTCGTTCCTCCTTGTCGTTAGTTCCAGAAGCCTCCGTTGTTCAATGCGTTAAAGCCGTACAATCCCATCTGTGCCGCCACGCAGTTCGGAATAGCAGTGAAGGGCTGATACTGCACTGTCGTTGTCGCCGGCAGTCCGCACTTTATGCCGTCTACGTCCTTCTGTAATGCAGCCAGTGCAACGTTGATAGGAGTGATAGCCTGTCCTACAATCTGTGAGGTCATCGCCGACTGCTTGAACGTCGAGTTCTCCTCCCTGAGGTTGTCTATCTTATTCTGCAACTCTCTCATCTCGGCTTGCCTCTGCCCGTTGATTATCTGCTGTGTTGAGTCCTTTATCGAGTTCTGCAAGTCGCAGGTCTGCCGCTGTGTCTCGTATGCCACAGACGAAAAGCCTCTCTCCTGTCCGGTCGCCACATTGTTGATGGCGTTCTGTAGGGTGTTGGTCTGCTGGCAGGTGGCGAGTCTGTTCTCGCAGCAGCAGTTGGCTATCTGCTGGGCTATCTGCATGTTGCCCTGCTGCAAGGCGTTTATCACCTGCATACCGCTCATGCCTACTTGGTTGCCTACCGAGCTTACCTGCGACGTCAGTGCTCCTATTGCGCTCTGTATTTGTCCCTCGGTGCAATTGAGCTGCGTTGCGAGGTTGCTAAGGGCGTTGCGGTTGCCGCCTATGGCATCCATCAGCAGCGATCGCCCGTAGTCGTTGTTTATCTCGTTGGCTATGCCGCCGTTGCGACCGTTTCCGAATCCACCCCAGCTGTTGCCGCCCCAACCCATAAGGAAGAAGAGGAAGATTACCCACATAAACCATCCGCCTTCACCGCCGAAACCGCCGTTGTTCTTGTTCATCGCCACAAGCAGGTTCGGGTCGAGTCCTCTCTGCTGGAGTAGGGGAGCGAGCAACGACATTATGCCGCTGTTCTGTCCGTTTCCGTCCTGTCCGAAGACATAAGTTTTACTCTCCATAATAACAATCTTTTTTTTGATAATACCTTAATAGATTTTCTAACACTCTTTTGTAACGTTACGGACACAAAATTAGCGGATTACAGCCAATAAGGCCATAATCCGCTCATACTTTTTGTTTCTCTCTGAATGCCAGATGTTTAGGGTGATAGAATATTATGTCACTTCCTTCTCTTCCTCAAAAAATCTATTATGTCCCATTTCTTCCACCACCTTACATGTCCACCGACATCCTTGTTTCCTTTGGGCAGGTCTCCACGTTCCACCATCCTGTTTAGCGTAGCGTCGCTTACACCCAATTTCCGCTTCACGTCCTCTGTCGACATCATCGGATTCAGCATATTCGGCAGTATGTCTTGGCATAATGTGTCAATGTCCTCATCGCTCATTCCGCACGCCGTCACCTTTTCGCCGTTTTTCTGCTGCTCGTCCGCCTTAAAACATGCGTCTGCCAGCGATTGGAGCATTATCCCCAACATCTTGTAATCGAATATCCGTTTCATAGAAATACCCTCCTGCCTATCTTTGTGTTATTGAAAAACCAATCGATTGCGCCATATATGTAAAACGCCAATACCATTACCATCAACGCCATGTGGCTCATCACCATCTCGTTGGTCGTATACCAGTTCCAGTAGGCGATGTGGATAGCGTTCACGCCGAAAAAGTAGAAGAACGGTATCCTGTACCGCCAGCACAGCCAAAAAAATCTGCTCGCCAATATTATCACTATTGGCAGCACATACAGCATGAAGTAAATGAAGGCGTAACATACGCCGTTTTCGTCATGCACTACAAACATTTCTTTCGGATTATGCGAAAAGTCCCACATTCCGTAAGCATGAAACAACATTATAACTACAGGAGACCATTTGCAGAACCACCGGAAAAAGCGCAATATCCTTCTCGAATACCTGTTGCCGTTCACTGCCAATAGCTCCATAATTTCGCTGATATCCTTGCCGTCAATCGCAGCAAGAACGTTCTTTCTCTCTTCTTCCGTCATATCTTTGCGTTTTAAATTAATATGTATATGTAAACGCAGTCTGCAATTGTTTGTGTGCGAAAATAATAAAAACAAAGGAAACATGCAAGAAAACATTATTAAAAGTTTTCTTAAACATCTATTTCCTTTTAAAGTATAATTTTATACACTGTTTTTGTTACGAATCGAAATAGCCTTGTCCATTCGTCACGAACAGGCAAGGCTCATCCTAAAAACAATCTAACTACCTAAAACCAAACCTAATATTATCTTTTCCTGTGTATCAGCCAGATTAACAACGATACGACAACAAAAATAATGAATACTGTCGTTATGTGCCCTATCGTTATGAATATCTTTTCTGCGATAGTCAAGTCTCGTTCTATTGGTACTGGTACTTCTTTTTGTTCTACCTTCACACCGAGAAGCTGTGTGTATCTCAGCTTCATTTCTTTCAGTGAGTCTCGCAGCGTCTGTTCCATTGATGTTGCCGTCGATGTCTCGCTCCAGTGCCACGAGTCCGTTCGTTTTACATTTCCTTGCTCATCAACCACTGTCGCTACAGAGTCTCGTTTTGATTTTACGGTGTTGCTTATGTTCTGTATGATTCTCGCCACGTAGCGGTCACGCCATAGCGTATCTGCCGTTCTGACGGTATCGGTAATGTACACCGTGCTGCTTGCCAACGGTGCCTTGGATGATGCCTTGCAGCCGGTTAGCAACAAGATATATACCAAAAGAGTTGCGAACATGAGTATCGCTCGCACAGTTCTGCATTTCATTACTTTTTTCATACTTTTTCTATTTCTTTGTTTTCATTGTCTTTAAGAGCTTCTTCTACGGCTTCGCCCATGTCGCTGTCTTTCTTTTTTATGATGGCTATGATAAAGCGTTTTACAGAGAAGCGGTTTGTCACTCCGTGCAGTTCGCACACGTGTCCCACTATCGAGTCTACTTCCCACACACAGCCGAACCCCAATCCCACTGCTGCCGTCGTTGTATGCGTTGCCCATCCCAGAGGCTCGAATATCGCCAGTCCTATCACCGACCCCAGTATAAGGTATGTAATATAGTCCACCGCCTTGTTACACGTCCTTCTTCCTGCCCTTGAGAAGCGGAAGTGTTCATGCTTGTGCAGACTCTCCGACACTCCAAACCAGAAGTCAGCCACTATCAGCACCACTATCAGCACCAACATCCATCTCAGGTCATACAGTGCCGAAAGAGCCTCTGTTCCCATTGTTCCTACCACCACAGCCCTTCCTGTGCTCGCTGTCAAATTGTTCACCATTTGTTCTTTTTTTTAGTTATATATCATCATCTTCTTCTCGCATTTCCTTCCCAGGATTGTCAAGGCCCAACAAGACTTTGCCTTCTCCTCCCTCCATTCCCCTCGGCTTAGGAAGGCCCAAAGAGGCTTAGTAAGGCTTAAATGCCAGCCCCGCCATCCATTCCCCTCGGCTTAGGAAGGCTTAGAGAGGCTTAGTAATCAGCCACCCAGTTACCCTCGGCTCAGCAAGGTTTGATCGTTCTTCTTTTATTCTCCCCATTTCTGTGCCTCCCACCTGCGTCTTGTCTTTAAGCCCTCCATCGGTCTACCCCCTGCGTACACCCAACGCAGGAATTGTTCCTGTATCTTAGGTGTGCCGGCACGCTGCTGTATCAGCTTCAAGAGAGTGGAGCTGCGAAATGCGTTAAGACCAAGGTTGAAGCAGAAGTCAACGCAGGCATCAAACTTGCCCTGCGTGTCTATCTGCGGAATGGCATTCAGGAAAGCCTCTATCGGCTGTAGGTCGTCCGCAAGCCATCGTTCCGCTTTTGCTTTGTCGCATGTTGTACGTCGTGTCACTCCTTTTGTGTGTCCCCAGCCGCAAGTCCATACGCCAGCCGCACATCGGTATGCCTTCGCCCTATACCCCTCAAACTGCTTTATCTTTTCTATGAGTTCTTCACTTGCTTTCATTTCTTCTTCTTTTTTTTAAATATCAAAAATCTCCGTTATCCATCCTATCTGCTCCTTGCCGTTGCTGCCCTTACCGTGCTCGCATGTCATGTATGCCATCTTTCCCTTAACCAATCCGAAGGAACTGAAATTGATATTACCAGTAGACATATTCTTGCCCGATGCCGTGGAGCCTGTGAAGGCGAAGTCCGTCTGGCTCTTGTTCTTGAACAGTATGGTGTTGCCTACATACTTCCGCGCCGTTTCTCTTTCGGCCGCAGTGCTGCTTGCATCGTCCCTTATACCCGGCATCCATAAATACACGTAATCACTTTCCTCGTCAAGGTATTTGACGAATTCGCCCGAGAAGACTATGCTTGAACTGACATCTTCCCATTTTAGCGAGTAATAGCCATCGCTCGTCAATTCGAAGTAATCCAGGAAGTTATCAGGAGTAACAATTGTGTCATCCCTCCTTACCACGCCTGCAAAGATGCCGTTGCGGGCAAAAAAATTGCCGTCGTAGCTCACCTTGAACCTTGCCTTCTCGGCCGTCTCGCCGCCCAGCCACATCACGTACTTGTCCTTTGAGTCCACCCCCTGCAAGCAGCCTTGCACCTTCTCGCCGTCTACCGACATCAGCAGCAGACGGTTGGTCTGACCGAAGCGGAACACCGTGTTGTCCGCCATGATGAACGCCGTGCGTATAGGCTTCATGTCGTTCATGTAGGTCCAGTATTTCGACACCGTAAGGGCAGGGTTGGAAGGAGGACGGTTGGCGGAAGAAGACTGGTGGGTAGTCTTGCATATGAACGAGTCCTGCGTAGCCCCGTCGCCAGACGTTACGGTTACAATGTCGAGATAGTGTATTCCAGCTGTGGTGATTTCCGTGTCGTTGCGGTATTCCACTCCTTCGCGCCACTCCGTGGTGCGGATTATGCAGCCCGATATGCCCTGCTCACCCTTTGCACCGTCCTCCACGGTTGTGGCATGTACTTTTTGCGTAAACACCGTTTCCTTGCCGCCGATGGTCACAGTCACGTCGAAGCTGATGTCAAGCGTCGCAGTCTTGCCCGACTGGAGGGCGAGCTTATAGGTAAAGTAAGATTTGTCTTTAGCCACTGAGAAGCCCCATGTAAGCGTGTCGGCTATAAGCGCGTCTCGGGTACCATTAAGGAATCCGCACACGAAGCCTTCGCTGCCATCCGTACCGTAGGGCACGGGTTCGGTGCCGTTATATACGCGCACGTCGAAACTATATGTCTGTCGCTTGCTGTCGTCCCTCTTCATCACCACGTTGTCGGGCGATACCGACACCGTGATGGGAGGGTCGGCATCCTTCGGCTGCCGTCGCACATACTGCACGGCTTGTAAAATCATCTTGCTCATAATGTGTGTTAGAAGATTTGATGCGCGGCGATAGTCCCGCGGGGGATGCTCACCGCGCACATGTGTCTGTTTTTTACGCTATATCCGACGATTGACAGTCTTTGTCCACCTGAGCCTTCAGCTCGGCGCGTGCCGTCAGGAATGCCTTGTAGCGTTCTTTCGCCGTCTTCGCCTCGTCGCCCGACGTGATGCCCATCTGTGCTGCATTGTAGTCGTTGATGAGCTTCTGCTCGTAGTTGGGCTCAAACTTCTCGGTGATTACCGCCTCTGTAATCTTGTTGGCAGACAACGGCTCGTACACCGTCACCTCCTCGCACGACCATCCGGCATTGCCCGTCTGTCCGTCCTCGTCCTTTACGTTTTCGATGTTCCAGCGGAAACGCCATGCGCCGCCGCCCACAGCCTCCATTACCGAAGGCACGTTGTCATAGAATGCTTTCATAATCTGTTTTTTTTGATGGTTGTTGAATAATGTTTATATTTATATTGTCGTTTATACTTGGTAGCATATTTTCTTCCTTTTCTTCAGATTTTGGCGACACGCATCAGTTTCCGGCTGTCGCAATGTTCGGCCCATCCCGTCCATGGCGAAAGCGCAATGCGCCGCTCCTTTTCCGTCACTGCCGTCTTACGCCGTCTTAGCCGTGCAGCCTTGCGCAACATGGCTTTTTTGATGCTCTTGCGCAGCAGCGTGTGCCGCATGTAAAACTGGTAGCCTACGTAGTCTACTGCCCGTCCGTCATGGCTGTAGCGGTCGGTGGCTATGGGGAACACCTGCCAGTTGCCTTTCATTTCGATATGCAGCCTCTCCGACATGTATTTTTCGGCAAACACCTTCATGCCGTGCAGCACACGTTTGTCACGGCTGAAGAATACAATATCGTCGGCATACTCAAACGCCTTCACTTTCTGCCGCTCGTTTATGTCGTGCATCATGTACGACAGATACAGATTTGCCCAGTACTGCGACAGGTAATTGCCTATTGGCAGTCCGGGTGCCGAGTCCACTATCTCGTCCATCAGCGCAAGCAGACGGCGGTCCTTCACCTTGCGGCGCAATACGCGCTTCAGCACGCCGTGGTCTATGCTGGGGTAGAACTTGCGTATGTCTGTTTTCAGACAATACATGCGCTCCGAGGCATGACTGTCAAGAAAACGTCTCACGTCCTTGCGGCAAGCCTCTATGCCGCGTCCCTTGATGCACGAGTAGGTGTTGTGCGTCAGCGTGCGTGTCCATATAGGCTCCATCACGCGCATTATGGCATGATGCACTATGCGGTCGGGATAGTAGGGCAGACGGTATATGTCGCGCTCCTTGGGCTTGTATACCTTGAATATGCTGTACTGCGACGTACGGAACGTTCCGTCCATCAGCATGTCGTGCAGGCGTACAAGGTTTGCCTCGGCGTTGCGGTCGAACAGGCGCACACCGTAGGTATTCCGCTTGCCCTTGCGCGCGTTGCGTTCGGCTGCGCGCAGATTGTCTATCGAAGCTATCCGTTCAAAGAGATTGCCTATTCTTTTCATTTTCCTTTGTTTGTGTTTTTGCTCTGCTTCCCCGCTCCGAGCCGTCGGCTGTCTCATACAACAAGACCTGCCTACCGACACGTATGTGAGTTTTGTCGTCGTTTTTTGCCAAGAGGCACGGTCGCCATCCTTATGTTGTATATGTTGTATGGCGCACACGCAGAGCATACGTCTGTGCGCCATGTGTGGAAGTATAGGTGAGAGCCGACATTCGCATTCGCATTCGAGGGCGTGATGTTCGCATTCTCGTAGAAGAGACCCGCATTCGCGCCGTTATTCGCATTGCCGCCGGACAAAGCACAGCTAAGGATGACAAACCTTTATATATCTTATATGATTATTTTCTTACTCAAAATAAAAACGGTTGCCGTTGTTGCGCATCGTTACCCTGCGCGGAAATTTGTCCATCTCCCTCAGCTTCTGGCAGATGTACAGTATGTCCTGCGAGCCGGTAAAGAATTTGCGTGCCTCGCTCTCAGGGTCACTCGGGTCGTTCTTTATCATCACAAGCGTCTGTCCGTCAGTGCCCTTCTGCTTGGAGAAGCGTGTAGGCACATTTTCTATAAAGTCAATCACCCAGAATGTAGTGTTGGCGAGCTTCGACTGTTTTACCTCATCGCAGTTGAACGAACGGCTATTCTTGTCTCTCGGTATGTTAAGACAGACAAGCGAGCCGTCGTCTTTTATTTCTTTTTCCATATTTTTTTCAGTTTTATTTTATTGTTTTGGGTTTAAACCTCCGTCTGCCAATGCGGGCAGACGGAGGACGTGTCGGTTTACGCGGCTGCGGGAATAAAGCAGAGGCGAGAGCCGACAGTCGCATGCGCAGTCGAGGGCGCGAGGTACGCAAACTCGCAGAAGAGACCCGCACCCGCGCCGGTAGCCGCAGTGCCGCCGGACACAGCACAGCGGATGGAAACAGCTGTAGGTATATCCGACATGTAGAATTGGTCGGGATAATAAGATGTGCTGCCGCCGCCTATGCTTGTAGCGCAGATGTCGCCCTCGGCCGTGAAGGCTATGGTCTTGATATAGCCGGAAGAGCGCGGAGCGTTGCCTATGTAGGTGTAGGCAGACGAGATGGTGTCGGCAAACTTTGCCGGGTCGTGACACACATATATCTTCGACAGCTTATTGCCCGAGTCGGGATTAACCTCTATCAGCACACCGTCGGTATGTTTGTTAACATGTTCGAAGGGGTTCTCAATGCCACGGTAGCGTGGTACACTCACTTTCTTGGCTGTAGAGTCGTAGGTGCTCGGCAGGGTGTATTCCTTGATTCCTGTATTGTTGCCGAGCGCATCGGTGTAGCCGCAAGCCACGAACGGATTGTTTTTGTTCCACGCTGTCCACTTGGAGTAGTCAATCGGTGTCACACCGTCGCCCAATCCTCCCTGGCGGTAGCCTTCGGACGTGAGTGCAGCGTTGTAGGCTTTCTGCGAGTTGCGTGTGGCATACTCCACAACAAACAGCCACACCAGCGTGTTCTGTGCGTCCTGCGTCATGCAGTTCCATTCCGTCGTGCTGCTTTTGCGCTTGCGTGCGTATGCCCGGAACAACGTAAGAGACAGGCTTGTAGCCGGGCGTCCCAGCAAAGTATTATCCTTGCCGTCGAGTGTAGAGTCGTTGGTTCCGCCACGGTACTGCGCTGCTGTGTTGACTATGGAGCACAGCTTGTTGTTGGTACGGTCAACCACAGCCTCGTAAGCCGATATGTACATCTTCTTCACAGTCAGGTAGCCGGGCAGCGGATAGAGCGACAGCTTCACGCGGCGCTTGTTGCCATCCTTTTCACACTTGCGGTAGTGCTTGGGTATCTCCACCATCACCTGCCCGCTCTTGCCCGAACGGTCCTCGCCAGTCCAGTCGTCCTCCGAGAGATACTTCACGACGTTGCCGTTGTCGTCGAGCAGACATCCGCGCATGAGCGACTGTATGGGCAGTGTCTTGTGCAGGGCGATGTTGCCTATGCGTGTGCAATCGGGCGAAGCCGCTGTCTCGTCCCACTCAACACCGTACATCACGTCCTCCTCACGGTAGGGCAGAACGTCCGACGCGTTAACTCTCACTATCGAGCCGCCCACCTCGGCGAGCAGACACATGTCCGAGGCAGAACCGCTGACTTTAGCCACGGCTGCCAAATCCTGTTTTTCTACATTTGCCATAATTTTCTGTTGTTTATTGTTTTTTTTTAGATTTCAAACTCTGCTTCAAACATCACCACCACGTCACTGTCACCGGCATCCGCAGCGTTGACATACACCTTGCACACAAGCGGGTCGGTCTTGTCGGTGTAGCGTGCCGTGATGTCGGTAGCCTCCAATGTGCCGTCCGTGAAGTTTATCTCGCCGCTCTTGTCAAGTTCGCCCTTTATCTTGTACATCCACACCGACCAATTGCACTTGGTTATACCCGAAGGCTTCTCGTTAGTGCCAGCCTTGTACAGTGTTGCCGTAACCGTAACGTTTCCGCTATCGGCAATGTCGCCGGTAGTGGCTGACGATAGGTTGTACTCGTCGGCTGTGTCGAGCAGCACAATGCCGTCGGTGTACACCACCGTGCCGCCCACAACGAAGTCGGCAATGAATAGGGTAGTGCCGTCCACATCCGCACGTGTCACCTTAGCGGGATTGAACGACGACAGCAGGTGAGCCGTGTCCCTCACGTTTTTGTACCATTTCACGGTGTAGCCGCTCACGTCAGAGCCGCCAAGCTTCAGACTTGTTTCCAGTGCTGTCTGCGGCACGTCCGCAGAGAGGATAGTGCCGTTGACGGCACGCACGTTGCCGTAGTAGGAACTTGCACCGCCAGCCGCTATCACCACCTCGACGTTCTTTTCCATTACTGCCGACACACCGTCCACCGTAACCTTGGCAGAGAAAGTCAGCGTGTCGTTGTCGGTGTTGGTCTTCGACGCAAGGTTGCCTATAATCTCAAGTTTGCCCGTAGTTTTGTCCACCTTGAACAGACTTGCGTAAGCCGACGCCACGTCTGTTGACGATGTGGCAACGGTGTTGCCCAGATATTTCCATGTCCAGTCGCTCAGAGTGCCGGTCTTGTCAGCCGTGAGCGAGCGTCCTTGCGGAGTGATAACCGGGTGGTCGCCGCTTGTCGACCATGACGGCGTTACCGACCCGCTCGTGGGGTCAACTACCTGATAGAGCTCAGCCCCCGAACTGATAAGCTGCAAGGCGAGCGTGTGTCCCGTGCGCAGTCGCTTGACCACGACGGTAGTTTGTACTGATGTTGTCATTTTTCTGTGTTTTTTAGTATTCTTGTCTTTACCCTACTGAACTATTGCGTTCTCAACTGTCATGCCTTTCTCCGCAACATACTCACGTGCTTCGAGGTCGGACAGCAATCTGCCATCCAATGCCTTCACACGGTCGTCTATGACGCCCTCAAGATTTTCGCACGATGTAAGGCTGCTCTCGTTCAGCAGCACGTTGCCTTCGCCGTCAACCAGCTTACCCGTAAGACTGATGCCTGCCTCACGTGCATTGTCTGCTTTGCAAATAATGTAGTTCATTTTTCTATGTGTTAAAAAGTCCTGTAAAGATATAAGCCCTGCCCTGTCCGTCGGTCAGTATCTTGCCCTGCTTGTCGGTGGCTATCATGTATGCTGGCTTGGGCTCTGTAGCCACTGCCTCGGCTATCTCCTTCGTGTCTGTCAACCCGAACTGCTTCAACGAGTAGCGCGTCTTCTCGCCAAAGTCGGTCTGATGGTCGTTGCCCGACGCATCGGTAATATACCACAGTATGTTGTGCGTGCGCTGCGGATGACGCACAACGCCGAACTTGGTGCGTGCCAGCACACGGTCGTCGCGCATGTTCTCGCCAGCCATAGCCCCGGTCTTGTTGAGATAGTCCCAGCTCGTAGCTGCATTGACACGTGCGGCGCACACCTGCGTTTCTGCCACAACACTGCCGTTGTACACAACCTCTATGTCGATGGTCATATTCTTCACCGTGCGCATGTCAATGCGTATATGGCGTTTGTCCATCTCCGTGACAGGTGTTTCAGCCATGTTCGCGTCGGTAAGCTGCGTGCGCACCGAGCCTACATAGTGCCAGTATCTCACGTCGTAGATGTCAGCCGGAGCCACGCTCCTGCCCCGCTTGATGTCGAGAACCCATTCCTGCACATAGCTGTCGGCAGACTTGCGTGCAGCTTCTATCTCGGCTGATGTGTGTGTGGCAATGCCCTGCGCCATCTCATACTCCATTTCGGCGAGGCTGTCAGTCACCGGGTCGTAAGTGACGTTTGGCGCATTGCCTATGATTCCGACAACCCATCCATCCTCCGACTTGTCTGTCGTGCTCAGTATGAGCGAGTCGGACACAATGTGTATATTCTTGCCCGTGCGCGTGTCGGCAACGTAGCATTCAAAGTAGAGCGTATGGCTCTCGCCAGGCGACACATTGCGTGTCAGCGTAAGCAGTCCGCGGTTGTCGTCAGCCGTCTTTGCCACACTCGCCTTGTCGCTCCATCCGCTCACCGTAGTGATGTCCTTGCCGTCGAGCACCCACTTCATTGTGTCCGCCGCAATGTCACGGTTGGTAAGCGGCGACGCGAGCGAACCGTCGGTAGCCGTGAGCACCACCGTAGGGCGCAATACAAGAGGCGTAAGCTCACGGTTAGGCTGGTACACACCTTGTGCATCGTCCCACACCTGCGTAAGCGGAGAGTCGCCTGCCGTGCCTACAGCCACACTCACAGCCACCGACAGCGGCTGATAGTCGCGTCTGATTCTGTTTTTTGTAATCTGCATGATGTTTTTTATTTAAGTTTATATTCCTTTCTACCTTTTTTACTCTTGTCATATTTCCACTGTCGCCATTGTTGTCTGGCTGCCTATCGTAGCCGTGACGACAAACAAAGTAGACAGTTCGCTGCCAAGATCATTCTCTGCCTCGTTATGACTGACGACTATACATCCGGCAAAATCCTTCACCTTCTGCTTCTGCCGCCACGCCGTGTCGGAAGCTGCATCACCAGTATTGCGCTCTATCTTCCACGCCGTCACCTTGTCTGTCACGTCATCCCATCCTTTCATTACCGTGAATGTCAGAGTGCAGCTTTCGCCCCAAGCCAGAAATCCGTCAAGGTCGTTGCTCACCTCCATGCGGTAAGGTATGGCATCAAACTGCTTGATAGTACCCGACATGTAGATGTTGTTCAGATAAGCCGAGTAGCCCGACATCTGCAAACCGAACACCGAAAGGTTGCTGAGGTCGCCAAACTGTGCCCCGACATTCCGTTCAGTGAACTCCCAAGTGTTCACACCTTGCAGATACCGCTCATACGTCAAGGTGGAGTAGCGCGACTCCTGCCTTGTCGTGTCAGTAAAGTTGCCGTAACTCACGAAGTGCATCATCGCCTTCGGATGCTTGGGATAGGGGAAGTTGTCGTCGTTGCGCAGCACATAGCGGAAGGCATTGTTCAGTCCACCGTCCACGCTCATCACCTCCACTATGCGGAAGTAAGCAGTGAAGAATCCCGAGAAGCGGAAGTTGCCCCGCGAGTCGTCATAGTCTTCATCCGAGTTGTTGGCAGTGATGTTGTCATGCCATACACCCATACAGATGTCGTCCTCGGCAATCTTGCCTATCTCGCCATCCTCCAGTTTAAGGTAGGCAACACCTTTTTGCAGTTCTGTGCCATCCTCAGCCATATCGGGCACGACACTCTCAATTATGCCGCCACCCGGAGCACGCCACTGGTTGCCCACAATCACCGACACACGGTTGAACCGCAGCTCCGGCACCTCCAGCCATCGCCTTAGCGTCAGAGCCTCCAGTTCGCCCAATCCCTTGCCGTCTATCTTGCCGCCGAAACCCGTAAGTCCGCTCGCAAAAGAGTCTCCAAACTGCACACCCTGCGTGAATTTCGATAGTTCCTCGGCAATAATTCCGCGCAGGAAGTTTATTTCACCTTGGGCAGTGTCAGCATGTGTCTTCGAGAGGAAGTGCTTTCCTCCTTCGCTTGCCACAAGCTCCTTTATCTGTGCCGCTGTCGCGCCGCTTCCCGCGCCGTTTCCGCCTTTAAGCGCCGTTATCTGTTCCTGCATCCGTTGCAGTGTCCCCACTTCCTTGTCGTCCCTCAGCGTAACGTCGTAGGTAGCGATCTTCCCCTCTTCTTCCTTTATCGTCAGCCTGTCTATCGTCACGCCGGCGCTGCCTATACCGAGGTCTGCGTCCTCAAACTGCATCAGGTCGCCTTCTTTCAGCGTGTCGTGTAGGCTTTTCAGCGTCCCCGTCTTGTCTGCCATAGCCTCGTCGTGCTGGCGTGCCATGAATATCTCGTCCACCTTCGGCGAGTAGGTGTAGCGTGTGTGGTCGTTCTCCACAAGCCATGCTATCGCGTAGCGCAGCAACTTCTCCGATGCCCAGTCCACGTATTCCTTCGGCATTTCTATGCCCGTCAGCGAAAACTCGTCGCCCTCGTTTATCTGAAAGTCCTTGTAGGGATAGTATATGCCGCCGTCTTCCACTCTTTGCAGCGTCAGCACCCAATGCCCGTCTTTCTTCACCGAGCCGCCCACCTTGAACGTCCTGCCCGCGCACATGCCTGTTCGCATCACCACCGAGAAGCCGTCTTCCTTCAGGTCGTTTATATCGAAGTCTACTTCTGCTTGCAGCTCCACTGTGCAGCCCGGCACGTCCTGCCCGTCCTTGAACACGCCGTTGTCTTCTACCGCCGTGCCTTTACATATCGTGTCAACCCTTGCGCCGCCTACTGTCGCTTCCTCTATCGTGGGGTATATCTCATCTATCTTGTTTTTCGTGTCCTCCGTGTCGAAGTACACCGAGCCTGGCTTCACGCCTATCTGGTTTGCCTCGCCCGACTCTATCCAGGGTCTGTACTTCTGCTCCGAGAACCGCAGCTCCGCACCGGTCGGGTTCAGCTCTGCCTTTTTCGCCTCTGTCTGCCGCGCCCACCAGTCCGCAAGGCTCTCGTTTGGAAAGCCGGGCAGCATCAGCCTGTCGCACGCCATGTTGTCGGGAAGGTTCTCTGTCGCGTAGTCTTTTCTGTTGTCAGGGAAGTTGGCTCTGTTCACGCCGCTCTCAAAGTATACTCTCTCGCCTTTCTCTACCAACTCGGCCACCGTTTTCAGATCTGACGCGCTCAACCCGTCCTGACTGCGCAGCACCACCTCGCACCGGTCGCTTGTCGACGTGCTCGACCCCTGCCGAACACGTGCATCGTAGCTCGTACCGCCTATCTTCACTCTTACCATGTATGAGCCTGGAGCACCGTCTACCGGTGTGTGGAAGTAGGCTGATATGTTGTTGTATGCCAGGTCTGTCGCAAACTCCACGTTTGCCAGCGCGCCGCCCATGGCTCCACGCCACACGTTGCTGCCTGTCGTCCACACTTCCATATTCAGTGTCGCGTAGTATCGCGTCGGCAGGTTCTTGTCCGAGCCGTAGGCTCTCATCCTTGTCACTATCTTCTGGTCAGAGTCCGCGTCCTGGCTTATCTCGTATAGGCCGTTCCCCTTGCCGTACTTGAAGATGTTTCTCGTCGGAAGTCCTGCCGTGCCCACTGCCACTTCTCTGTTCCTCACCACGAAGTTCACGTCCCATTGCGAGTTCACCAGCGACAGCCCTTCCCAAACTGTCTGGTTCTGCACGCTTACGCTCGTCGAGTCTATCCGAGTGTCCTCCACGCCCTCCTGCGTGCCGTCTGCCAGAGCCTTGCCGCCGTATATCTCCTCCCAGCGCGCCTTCCCGCATCCACGCGCCGAGCTTCTCGCCCAGGAGCGCGAGTAGAACTTCCATTTCCCCTCGCCCGTCTGCTCGTCCATGTTTGCCTGGAGCCTGTCCAGCAGGTCGTCCAGCGTCTCTATGTAGAACGTGAAGTCGGGTAGGGCGGTGTAGTGCATCTGGTTGTCTTTTCCAAGCACCACGTCCAAAAACTCCGCACGCGCCATCTCGTCAGACAGGGCGTTCCATTTCACAGAGCCATACTTGAACGAGTTGCCCAGCGCGTTCCTCCGTCCTAGTTTCACCTTCCCAGGGTCATAGTTCAGCGTGAACCGCTCGCCTCTGTATTCCAGCCAGTCGCCAACCTCAAATGCTATTGGTGCCTCGTTCTCAATATCCATCGTCACCGCGCATTCGCCCATCCACTCGCCGTCATATGTCAGCGAGTGTATCTCCACCTCCTTGCCGTTAGCGTCCGTCAGTGGCTCTCCGTTCTTGTGGTATATCTTCCAGCTCATAAAAAGTTACTTCAAAAAAAAATATCCCCTTTTTTCCCCTCTCTTTTTCCCTTCTGTCCTCCATCCCCCTCGGCTTAGTAAGGCCTAAGAAGGCTTAGTAAGGCCCAGTTCCTTTTCTTTCCCCGCCATTCAATTACCTGTCAGCCTCACCTCCGTCACCGGATCCTCCACCCTCATCACCGTTTCAAACTCTACTACTTCTTCATCGCCGCATCGGTCCAACTTCGCACCATCGCCCACTTTCTTCAGCCTTACGTGTTGTCGTCCCACTCCTGTCCATTCGGAGTATATCTTCATCTTCACCCCGCTGCCGTCCCGTCCGTTAAGATAGCCAATGAATGCCTTCACTTTCTCCCTGCACGTCCCCGCCTCGCCCTTCACCAGCCACTTCACCGTCATGTCGTATGCCGCCACGAACAGCCCTCCCCCCGTGTACGAGTCCTCTCCGTCCTCGTCTTTCCAGTCCCTCACGGTTGGCTCCTTCGCCTCCATCCCAACGTCAAACGGCATACTCTCACACCACACGCCGAAGTCTGCCACAGTGTCCTTCACAGCGCCGTCCTCATTTCCCCCTTCCCCCTCTTTCTGTATCAGTACTTTATAGTATTGCATATTTATACAAAATTTTCTCCAAAAATACAAAAAAGTGAATAATTATGCAATGTTTTAACGCATAATTATCCACCTTCCTGCCACTTTCCACACCAATTCCTTCTAGAGCCGCCTCGTCCCCCTATAATCACTATTCATTTTTACCCCACATACACCTTCTTCCTCCCGCTCGTCGTCACCGCCGTCATCCAGTCCATCATTCGGTCCAGCTTCTCGTTACGTGCCTCGGCCAGTGTCACGAGCTGCGTCAGTTGCCCCAGCTGGGCCTTCTGTATCTGTCCCATCTCCGGCAGTTGCACGCCCAGCAGCTCGCCTATCGCTTTCACCTGGGCTCTGTTCACGCTCACGTCCAGCCTTACCGCGTTCAAGTAGCTTGCCAGCACGTCCGCCGTTTCCTCCGTGATGTTCTTCACCGAGTTGCTCACCGTTCCGCTTCCGCTCTCCGAGAAGTCGTAGCCCTGCGCCTTTAGTCCGTCCAGTATCTTCGTGATGTTGTACGTCGCGTTCTCGCCTGCCGTCACGATGCCGTCTATCAGCTCCGGCATGTCCGTGTCGTCCAGCTTGCCTTTCTCTTCGATGATGTTTGTTAGGTATTCCAACGGCTTCTCCATTGCTTTCTCCATTATCTTCTGAGAGAGGATGTTTTTGGTCAGGTCTTTCACCATTTCCTTGGCTTTCTTCCTGTACGCGTCTATTGCGTCCTCGCCCTTTTCCCAGGCGCTTACCACGGCATCTGTAAGTTGGCTTGCCCACGACTTCATGTCCACGCCGTACACGTCTTTCAGAAAGTCCGTCGACAGTTGTTTTATCGTCAGGTTCATCTGTTTCAGCTCCTCGTCGTAGTCCGCCAGCTTGTCCTTGTCCTTCTTTTTCTTCTTGTTCTCCGCGTTCCGCTGCCGTTGCATCTCGTCCCTCTGGGCGAGCAGCGAGGCTCTCTCTGCGTTGTAGGCGTTGGTCGGGTCGTCCAGGGCTGTGCTTGCGGCTGTCTTGGTGTCCTCGGAGTATTCCTTGCCCTTCACCACTTTCTCCAGGGTTTTACGCGTGTCGGCATCCATCTTCCATTCATACACGCCGCCAAGGGTCTTGTCCAGCATCGACTTCACGTAGTCCCTCGTCCGCTCCAGCTCCGTGATGCTTCTTTCCGCCAGTTTTATCTGTCTGTCCATCTTCGCGTCGTGCGCGGCGGCGAAGGCTTTTATCGGACTCGTTATCACGCTCAACGCGCCTGCTATGCCGCCGCCTATGTCGCCCGTCGCAAATCCGTTTATCGCGTTCTTCACGCCCGTCGACATCCCCGATAGCGAGTTCATCACGGCCGTCGCGTCCTGCCAGCCGTCCGAGTCGATGTCGAAGCCCAGAGCGCCCATCGTGTCCTTCACGTCCCCGAAGGCGTTCACTATACCCTGGATATTCCGATCCACATCGTCCATCGTCTTCACCGCGCCTTCCCAGCCTTCCTTTATCTTGCGCCCCGCACCCTGGAGCTCCGTGCCGGCCTGCATCAGCACCCTGCCTGCCAGTATCAGACCGTCGCCCTTTATCTGCTTGTTCAGGTCGCCTTCCACCTTGCCCTCGCGTTTCATCTTCTCGCCTTCCGCCACCTCTATTCCGCCTTTATTGAATAGGGTAGTGCCGTTGGCTATCTTCTGCTCTGCCGCGCCCTGGAACCCCGCGTTCCACACCGTCTTTCTTCCCTTGCCCAGTTTGTCGAGTTGTTCCTCCACCTGTGCTATCTGCTTGGCGTACTCGCGCGCGTCGAGGCTTCCGTCGGCGAGTGCCTGGTTCAACTGTGAGCGTATCTGCGTGGCTATCTCGGCGGCCCGGTCCTTGCCCAGCGCGTCTATCGCCTCGAAGAACATTAGGTAGTCCGCGCTGCCCTTGAATGCATCGCTCTTTACCTGGCCTTTCTCTTTATCCCTCGCCTGCGTGTAACGCTCTGCAAGGCCGTTGTCGCCCGATGCTCTCGCCAGCGATATCTTCTCAGCGTATTTCGTGTCTATCGCTCTCAGCTTCTCCTCGGTCGTCGCCGTTTCTGCCATGATCTCCGCCGCCGACTGTAGGCTCTTCACGTATTTGTCCTTCACTATCGTCGTTATCTTCTGCCACAGCGTGTAGGCTTTCCAGTTGTTCTCGTACAGCTTCTTCGCGTCGGCGTCAGTCATGTTCAGGTCTATGTCCGTTCCTGCCTCTTTCCTGAAGTCGTCCAGCATCTTCCGTGTATGCTCATCCCACACGGCGCCGTTCAGCCACGCCAGCCCCGCGAAGTCCTTGTTGCCTGTCTTTTCCAGCAGCTCCTGCTCCAGGTTCGCCTGGCTTACGCCTTTCTCCAGCGCCTCCTTGAAGTTCGCCGCCACTCTCTCAAACTTCGGCTTCAGCTCTTCAGACAGCTCCCATTCCGCTGCCTCCCTGTCTATCTGGGTCCTGAATTTCTTGCGTTCTGTCGACTTGTCGAAGTTAAATCCTTCTCTCAGCCTCCTTACGCTTGCCTCATATTTGTCAAGGTCAAGGCTTTTCCAGTCAAGGTCCGGGAATAGCTTCACAGTCTTGTCCCGTGCCGCCTGTTTCCCCATGCCTGCGTCCTTCACCAGCTTTTGGTACATCTGCCGTGCCGCCTTGAAGTCCTCCAGTCGCTGTTGCAGCTCCTTCAGCTCCTTGTCTTCCTTCCTGCCGCCTTTAGCCTTCGGTACCTTGTTGCTTTTCTTGTCCTCGGGGATATATCTGTAGCCGAGACCTTTGGATACAGCATTCCACATCTCTTGGTAGTTTCTCTTTGCTTCTGCTGTTTCTGCCGCCGTCGCGCCGCCTTTCTGGCGCGACTTCATCTCGTTGTACAGGTTCTGCAATTCGTTTCTCGCATTGTTTTTAGTGTTGTACCACGAACCTTCATCTATGAATCCCGCTATGAAGTCATATGCTTTTTGATTGCCGCCCAGATTGTTGAACACTCTCTGCTGCATAGGTGTCTTGCCCGCCACGTTCTTCTTGCCGTCTGACGGCTCAAATTTGAACCCTGATATCTTGTATAGCTCTGCCATAATCTTGGGCACAAGCCACTTCGCCTCGTCCATTATTTGCAGCAGCATATTCCTGAATCTGTCAGGGTTTTGCTGGCACCAGCGTTTGAAGTCGTTGCCGTACAGTCCCAGATGCATTTGTATATTGCCCAGTATCTTCGGCACGTCGTCCTCGGCTATCTCGCTGATGTCGCTTGTCACGTTCTTTGCCCTGCGTCCGAGAGCGTGCATCGAGTAGCCTATGTTCCCGTTCCATTTCACCATCCTGGCTTGGAATATTGCCCATTTCTGACCGCCCTCGTCTGCCAGTGTGCGTATCTTCTCCTCCAGGGTTTTTCCTGCTGCCACCGGACCGAGTATCGAGTCCGCCACGCTGTTCATCTTTTCCCGTGTCCGGGCATCGAAGGCTCCGAGCTTCAACTGAAACTCGTCCATCGACTTCTGCAAGTCCTCAAGGTTCTCGTCCAGCGTGTCGTTGAATGGGTTGCCTGCCTGCCATCCGCCAGTGCTCCCTTTGGCGTCGGCTATTATCCGTGCGTCTCCCGATGCTGTGTCCTTCGCAGCCTCCACGCCCTTGCGCAGTATGTCATACTGTTCGCTCAGACTTTTTGCTTTCTTTATCTGCTCGTCTATGGTTTTTGTGTACGCGTCGCTCTGTTTCAGCAGCTCTTTCATGCTGTCCACCTGCTTTTCCAGCTCCGAGTCGCTTCCGCCCTTTTTCGCGTCCAATGCGTCATAATAGCCTTTCATCCAGTCTGAGTCTGGGGCTTGCAGCTCCTTCGTCTTTTCTTTTATGGAGTCAAGCTCGCTGCTTATGCTTGAATATATCTGCAACGCAGCACCTATGGCGAGTCCCCACCATCCGCCTATCATTCCGAAAGCGCCTTTCAGCTTTGAGCCTGCCATGTTCATCACGGCAGACATCTTGCTGCCGTTCAGAATTATTTCCTGCTGTTTCGCTGTTATCTGCCCGGTCAGCATAAGTTGCTTTATCAGCTCCTTTGTCAAGAGCTTTTTCTGCACGCCCTCTTGTAATTGTAGCACCGACATCTTGCCTTCAAGCGCGAGACGTCTCATTGCGGCTTTTTCCGACAGAGCCGACAGCAGCAGGCGCGACCGCGCCCGTATGTTACGTGTGGCTTGAGCCTGGGTTATCTTCCCTTCCAGTATAAGCTGCTGCTGCTCTATCGCATACGACCGCAGTTGCAGCTTCACCTGCTCACTGTAGTTCTTGTTCAACGCGCCGAATCCCATACTTGCCGAGGCTGCACCGAATGTTTTCCTCATGGCGAAAGTTCCTGCCAAGGCGAGCAGGGCAGGGCTTAGCTTGTCGACTGCCAGCAACAGGTCTGTTGCTCTGTCTATCAGCCACGAGAAGGTGCCGCCTATCACGTTCTTGCCCTCAGCGAATTTGCCGAGCATTATCTCCCACGCGTCCTTCAGCTTGTTCCAGCGGCCTAAGAGTGTTTCGCTCAAAACCAACTGCATATTGTAGAACTGACCGCCTTCGTCTGTCATCTTCCACAATACTTTCTGCACGTCCTCAAAGCTCACCTGACGTTTTGAAATCATGTCCTTCACGTCCGATTGCTTGTAGTCCCTGCGGTTGTTCTTGCCTTCCGTGTTGTACAGTTCTGTCAGGCGCTCAAGCATCGGCAATCCAGCGTATGCGAACTGTCGTAACTCTTTTCCGTCAAGCCATGAGCGGGCCTTTACCTGTCCGTATGCAAGTCCAAGACGCTCGAAACTCACACCCAGTCCCGACGCTATGTCGGCGAGTCTCTTTGTCGTGTCATAAAGGTTGTCTGCTTCCACTCCAAATGCAGCGAGCTGCTTCACGTCACGGTTCAGCTCTCCGAACTTGAACGGCGAGCGCAACGCCAGTTGCTGTGTCTGCTGGAAGAGATTGTCTGCCTTTACCACGTCCCCAAGTATTGATCTCAGTGCTATATGCTGTTGCGCTATCTCGCCGCCGGTCTGCACTATTGCATTAAAGAACTGCTGTGCTCCGAACACTATGCCGCCTTGCAGGAAAAGTGACTTCATGTCGTCCAGTATCCTGCGCGTTCCTTCTGCCTCTTTGTTCACGCCGGCAAACGCCGCCGCCAGGTCTGTACGCACCTTCGCAGCCGTCCGAGCCACCTCTTCTTGCAGCCTCTGCTGTTCTTTTGCCGCGCTTATCCGCGCATTTGCTGCCGCCACTGTCGGCGAGTAGTTTCTTGCCGTTTTCGTTAGCCTTTCAATCTCTTTTGTCGAGAAGTCGCCTGTGTGTGCCAACGCTCCGTTCAGACGCTCTATGTCCGATGTCACGTGTGTTATAGCGGTGCCTATCTTGTCCAGTTCTTCTTTCGACAGCAGTCCTTTTCCTTTCTCGCCAGCCGTCTCCAGTCTTGTCTTGTCTGCCTCCAATTTGGCCATCTTGGCACGCAGCTTGTCTATCGCATCCTCACGCTTCGCGTCCATCTCGGAGGCTTTCGCCGCTTCTTTGTTCGCTGCGCTCTGGTCTTTCATCGCCTGATGGGCTTTTGTCTTGAGAACGTCCAGCTCGTTCACTGCGTCTTTCAGCCCGCGCCCCAGCAGGTCCTCGCGTCCCAGTCCTTTTATCGCCTCGCCCGCCTGCGCTATCTTCCCGTAGAAGTTGTCTATCTCCAGCGTGTTCACGCCGAGTTTCGCACCGTTCTGGCTTAGTCTGCTTATGTTCTCAAGCAGCACCTCTATGTCCGCCAGCACTTTTTTCCTGCGGTTCTCCGCGTCAGCAAGCCTCTCGGTGTCACGCGCTGCCTTTGCCTTCGCCTCGGCTTCGTCGTGTATCTTCTTTTTGTCCGCAGCCTCCCTGGAGCGTTCCTCCGCAGCGTTCAGTTTGTCCTGCTCTTTTTTCGTTTCTCTTATCTCGCCAATCAATATCCGATACTCGTTTATGAGGTCTTTTACGGCTTTATTGTCCCTCACGTCCGTACCGCCTATCTTCTCCTTCATCTGGCGCATTTTCTCGGCAGCTTCGGCGATGACTTTTGAGTCAAGACCCAGCGTCGACGTCTTGTTGCCGGTTCCTTCTATACTTCTCGCCAGTCTGTTCGCGTCGCTCAGCAGTAAGTTTATCTTTCGCTGGTTGCTCTCCTCGTCCGCCTGCGCCTTGCCTATGCGTGCCTTGCTTTGCTCTGCTTCTCTGTTCAGCCTGCTCTGCTCGCGCATGGCGGAGTTTGACTGAATGATGCCGTCGCGCATCTTGGAGATAATGTCTTTGTAGGTCTGGCCGAGCAACGCCTTGCCCGACATCCCGCTTATTCGGACTTTTATGTCTTGTATGAGGTCTCGCGCCTGTTTCAGTTCCGACGTGTCCACTTTGAGGCTCGCGCTCTTCGCCATAAGCGCGTCTATGTTCTTCAGCTGGGTCTCCAGACGCACCAGGGAATTCCTCTGTTCGTTCTCGGCTCTCGATTGTTTGTCCCTCGCGTGTTGCTGCTGCTCTGCCAGCCGCTGTTCTATCTCGGCTTTCCGCTGCAACGCCTTGCCCTCGCGGTCCAGTCGTTTCAGATAAGCCTGGCGGTCCCTGTCTGCTTCTTGGTTGGCAAACAGCTCCCGTTGTTCCTGCTCTTTCTTCTCTTTTGCCCTTGCTGCTGCTTTCGCTTCCAGAGCTTTGTTTATTTCTTTTGCCGCGTTTCTCTCTGCCTCTGCCTCCTTCTGCGCTGCAAGCTCTCTCGCATGTGCCTTCTGCTGGAGTATTTCCTCAACCCTTGCCTCGTTGCGTGCCTCCTCTGCCGCCTTCGCCGCCTTCTCCGCAGATGCCATGTCCTCCTTGCGGTAGCGGCTCTCCATCTGTGTCTTGAGCTGTGCGGCAAACTCCGCCGACGCTTTCCTTCTTGCTGCTATCTCTTGGTTATATGCCTCCTGCGCAGCACGGCCGCTTTCAATTACCGCTTCCTTGTGCTTCTTCTCCGCCTCCTCCTGCGCCTTTGTCACCGCTATTGTCCGTGCCTTCTCCTTTCCGTACTCGTGCTCCGCGTTCTTTGCCAGTGTCATCGTCTTGGCTATGTCCGAGAACAGGCTGTTCATGTACGGCTTGTCCGTCATACGCTGCCAGTTGTCCTCAAACAGTCTTTTCAGCTCCGTTAGCCTCAACTGCATGTAGCGTATGTTGTCGGGCAGCATGTCCGTCCTGTAGCCTTTCTGCGAGCCTTCGCTCATCAGTCGCTGCAAGTCCTTTATCTTTGTTTCCAGGTTAGATATGGCCACGTTTGCCCTGTCGGCACCGTTCACGAACACCGACAGCGTGTTGTTCTTCGCGAACTGCGCCATGATGTCTCCCGTTTCCCTCATCGTCGCCTGCAAAGCCTTCGGGAAGTTGCCCATCACAGCCGAACCGTCCACGTTTCCCTTGCGCATGATGTCCATCAGCGTCGCCCCGAACTTCTCCAGCAGCGTGTTCGCCCTCTCCAGCTCCTTGGTGTTCACGTTGGGCTGCTCAGCCTTCTTCTGCGCTATCTCTTTCTGCTTCAGGTCTATGCGCTGTATCAGGTCCAGAAATGTCTGCGCGTTCTTTATCTGCTCGCGCATGTCCTTCGTCGGGTCGCCCTTCATGCCGTTCCCTTTGCCGTCATGCGCTGCCTTCTTCAACCGCGTGTCCAGCGCCGCCAGCTCCTTAGAGTAGTCCGCCGCCTTCTTCGCTATCTCGTGCATCGACATTCCTGCCGCTCCCTTGCCGCCAAGCAGCGTTCCCAGCATCTTGCCCACGCTCTTGCCCGCCTTCTCGACCTCCTTGCTTATCTCCCCGAACACCTTCGCGCCGTTCACCTTGTCCAGCGCCGCCGACAGTCCCTTGGCCTCTGCGCCGCCCTCTCTCAGCAGCCCGATAAGGTTTCTCACAGCCTCCGTTATCTTCGGGTCTTCCTTCGTGTTCAGCGCCTTGTTTATATCCCTTATCGCGCTCTCCACCTTCTTCGCCTTCTCGTCAGTCCCTGCAAATTCCTTCTCTATCTTTTTCAGTTGCTTCGACACCTCGTCCTTCAGCCCTAAGCTCATCCAAAGGCTTCCTATATTTCCATCTGCCATAATATATTGTAAGATTTAGTTCAACAATCAGTTTAATTATTATCTCTCAATTCCTCATCCTCCATCCCCTCGGCATAGAAGGGCCTAAGAAGGCTTAGAAAGGCTTAGTAATCAGCCACCCAGTTACCACGGCTTAGAGAGGCTTATTCCCCTTCAATTCTCCTGCCAGCCCCACCAAGTTCCCCTCTCACACTTCTCCTCTCAGCCACTCCCCAAGGTTTATCTTCTTTCCTACCATGCTGCCTTCCTTCTCTTTCTTCTTCATCCAGTCGTCCCACAGCTTGTCCATCTCCTCCGCCGTATGTTTCACGCTCCCGTCCGCGTTCCGCTTCTTCTCCTTCTTGTACACTATCAGCGGCTGGTCCGCCACCATTAGGTCTATCTGAGCGCTTGTATACCCCCACCAGTAGTCATACGCCCTCACGCCCCATCTTGCAGCAAACAGGAACCCGAACTTCTCGCCTAACGAGTACGCTGCTCCCCAGCTTGTCCTGCTCGGATAGCTCTTGCTTCCTCCTTCGTCATCGTCATCATCACGTCCGTCATCCCGGTCGCTAATATGGTAATCAGAGAGCACGCTGCCGACGGTATTTTTTTTTTAGCAGTGTCCACAATTCTCAATACCTCCACCGCGTCCGGGTCTTTCCAGTAGTACAGCCACCGCCAGTACGCCCAGTACAGCAGCCTCAGCTTCCAGCAGCCGTTCAGCAGCACCGCCGCGCATATTTTGCAGTTTCTCTTCCACTCGTCCTTTTCCCTCGTCACCACATGCGAGAACTTCCTCATCGTGCCCTTCTTCATCCACCCTATTTTCCGTTTCTTCCCCATAAACACTACCGCCTCCGGCTCTGCCTCCATTATCTTATCCAGTAGCTCCTGAAGTTCCACTCCCGGTTGCTCAATGTTTTTCTTTTCTTCCATATCTCTGTCTTGTTAGTTCTATTGTTTTCCCCTTATCTCACTCCTCCCTTCCTCTCCACCTTCCTCTCCACCTTCCTCTCCACCTTCCTCTCCACCTTCGGCTTAGTAAGGCTTAGTAAGTAGCCCCCAGTCCCCACGGCTTAGAGAGGCCTAAGAAGGCTCAGTAAGGCTTATCCCCCCCAAAAAAATCCCCCGCATCCTCAAATAAAAAGAGCGAGGCAGCAGCAGCCTCTCAGCTTCTCCGCTCCTCGCTCTCTTTTTTATCCTGCTACGGTTTTCTTGCCTTTCCGCATCCTTTCCGTCTGCGTCTTGGCTGTATCACTGTCCTCTCTTCAAGCTGCCTCGGTGTTCTTTGTCAGCCAAGCCACGCTCTTCATACCCGCACCCTCTATCGAGCCCGAGAACTTGAATGCCACTGGCTTTGTGCCGGTGTCGTCCCACTGCATTGTCGCGTACATTGCGAGGTTTGTCACAACCATAAGGTTGGTTTTCTCGTCGTCCACGATGATAATGGTGCCCTTCACCTTGTAGAGTTTCGTTTCTACCGACACGCCCTTGTAGCCGTTGGCTGTATTGTCGAGGCTTGTGTCGCCGCTATCAAGTGTCGCCTTGGTGATGTCCACCACCGCGTCGCTGCCGAACATGGCTGTCAGCAGACTCTTTGCCTTCGACGGCACAACAAACTCCACGTTGAAGTCGCCAAGCTCGGCTGTAGTCGCCCAGTCGCCCGACAGTCCAATCACCTTGTAGTGGTTGATGGTCGGGTCCTCCATTGTCGCTTTCAGCGAGTCCACCTCTACCGGCAGCTCAAGCTGTGGTTGCAGCGAGAATGTCGGGCTCGACAGGTCTACTGCCGAGTCCTGAAACAAAAGTGTTTTCGGACCGCAGAACACGTCCTTCATCTTGTCAATCGTTGTCATTGCCATAATCTGAAAATTTTTAATGGTTTATCCTGTTAATAATCTCTTTTCATTTCTTTACTCCCCAACTCCCGCCCCACGGCTTAAAGAGGCTTAGGAAGGCCCAGTAAGGCTTAGTTCCCTTCCTCCTTCAAACTCCAATTTTCTCCTACCTCGTCCTCACCCTCGCCGTCACTATCGCCACGCCGTACCCCTCACCGTCGTCCGTTTGCAGCGTCACCCTCGGTCGTGTCACCACGATGTTCTCAGTCATTATCGGGAACTTCTCCATCACCCTCGCCACCTTCTCCGACAGTCCTTCTATGTCCGCTCCGTTAGGGTTCCGTGCCGACACCGTGTCCCTCACATATATTTCTATCTGCGCCGTCGTCGTGTAGTCGTTGTAAGTTCCGGCGAAGTCCATCTCCTCGTTCTTGATGGAGTAGGGCAGTCTCACCACTATGTAGCTTTCCGGCCTGTTCTCCACACTCTTCGGGCGGTTCCGGGCGTACACCTTCTCACACACCCCCTTCACCGCCGTCCCTATGTCATAGTATGCCTGCTTTATGTCCATCATAGCCGTGTATGCTTTTTATGTGTATTTGCGCAATAATGAAATTGTTTTGTTCTCATCCAGGGCTTTGACATATGCCACCTTGCCAAAGAATATTCCCGGCAACGCATCGCTTAGAGCGCATAACGTATTGTGGATATGGTTCAATTCGCAGAATGGAGCGTATTCTACCGGGCATATAACAAGCATCTGCCATCTTGCGCGGCTTTTCGGGTGCAGCTTTCTTATTCTTGCAGGTCCCAATGTCGGTCCCCATTGTCCACCGCTTCCTTTTCTTCCGACATATCTTCCGAGAGATGCTTCAATCGGTGTTCCGTCGTAGTATCTGTCAAGCGGATAGGCTTGCCCTTCGCGTAGAGTCTTCATCGTCGGATCGTCGTCTTCCGTTGTCACAATGTCCACGAGTTTCCCGTTCTCATAAATGCCTACGGTAAATGAGCGGTATGCGTTTCCAGTGATGAAGCTCATGTTTGAGAGTACGGCGTATTTTATGAACGAGTCACAAAGCTCCCTTGCTGCATCGTGCATCGTGGCCAATATGTTCTTGCTAAGAGCGAAAATGACATTCCTGCCTATCGTCGCCCTGAACTGCTCTCCCAGTGATACTCTTCTCGCCATATCTCTTCCTTTTTTTTACACCCTCCTCAGTGCCCAGTACACCACCGTTCTGTTGTTGTCACCCTCCGCGTCCTTCACTATACCTTCTTCCGTGTGCTGGCCTATCTTCACCTCTATCGTGTCCCCGTCCAGCGGAAACCGCCCTTCTACCCATTCGTCAAACCTCACCGGGATAGACGCTTTCCTCTTGTTCTCGTCCACGATTTTGTCGCCCTCGGTAGTGGTGTCCGTGTAGCTTCTGCCGCGTCCGTCATAGAGTAGGGTAATGGTATCCTCCTCTGCCGCATCATCGTCCGCGAAAGGGTTGCCGTCGCTGCCCTTGCCTGGAACAAAGCGTGTTATCTTCACCTCGTGCGGCCACCTCGGATTTTCTGTTTTTTCCTTCCTCATCTACTTCTTTTTTTTCGTTATCCCCATAGTCCCAATAGTTCCCTCGGCTTAGAAAGGCCCAAGAAGGCTTAGCAAGGCCTAAGAAGCAGCCACCCCAAAAATGCCCCTCGGCTTATGAAGGCTTAGAGAGGCCCAGTAAGGCTTACCCTCCCCAAAAAAAACTCCAATTCCTCACCCGTTTATCACATGTGCCATCCACGTCCCGCTCTCGTCCATGTTTGCCCTCTTCACTCCGTGCGATGTCACTCTGAACGTGCTCCTCTTCTTCAGGCAGCTTGCTGGCTCCAGGTCCTTGTATATAGCGTCCGCTTCGGCTCGCAGCCTCTGGATGTCCTCTTCCGTCAGCTCGTAGCCTCCTCCGGCATGGCTCCACCCGTTGTCCGAGTCTGTCGTGTTGTTCACCTTACCCGGACCCAGTATCATCCATTTCAGCAGGTCGGCGTATGCCAGCCGCGCCTTGTCCCTGTCGCACGACGCGTAGTCCTCGCCGCCGTCCAGCTCGCGGTCCACGAGTATGGTTCGCATCGCCTCTGTCGGCACGTCATACTTCACCTTGCTCAGCAGCGCGTCCTCCACCGTCAGTATTCCTATGTTGTCGTTCACGTCGCTCATCTCGTCCCTATTTTTCGTTTCTCATTATTGTCCTTTCCTAAACCTCCCCAAGCACCCTCCAAGCCGAAAATGTCCCCATGGCTTAGAGAGGCTTAGGAAGGCTCTGTAAGGCTTGACTCCTGCCCTTAGTCCGCCTGGCTGATGTCCATTATCATGTGGTCTGGGAAGTCTATCAGTGCCGGGCAAGCCGAGAACATCACGTCCGTGTGCCACTCCATGAACTTGCCGTTTGGCACTACCGAGTTCATCAGTAGTCCCAGTCCGTCGTTTGTCGAGCCGAACACCGTCGAGATTGCCTTGTTGCCCGCAAACTCTATCATCTTGCGGTCAAGCTGGTCGGTGCGCTCAAACTCCACAGCGTCGCCTGCCGGTCTGAGCACCACGATGTTGTCTGCCCAGCCCTGCTTGAACTCGTCCTTTGAGTGGGTCAGGTTGCGCTCCTTCTCTGTCACTATCTCTATCGGGCTCACGCCCTCGAAGTCGGTGAAGGCTTTCACAAACTGGTCCTTGCTTATCGGCATTGTTGCCGTGGCGGCGATGTAGTTCAGCTTGCGCCAGTCAAGCACAAGCTCTCTCACTTCCTTGTTCTTCAAGAACACGTCGTTGAACGCCTTGCGCGTCATCTGCCACACCAGCGGACCGTCGTAGCCGCCTCGCAGGTCGCGGTACTTGGCTTCCTTCTCCTTCATGTAGGTCAGGATGGTCGCGTCCTTGTCTGCCCAAGCCTTTGCGCCGCCTTTCACGAAGTTGTCGCCGTACTCTATCGGGCTTATCGCCGTGTGGAGCGGGGTGGAGATGCCTCGGCCGATGCCTGAGTAGTCTATCTTGCCCGTCGACATCAGCTGGGCGGTCATGAAGTTCATGGTCGCGTCTACGGAGTCAATGCGCACCTGCACCTCGTCGCTCCATGCGGCTATGATGTCCGCGTCGTTGCCGAACTCCTCATACTGCTTCATGCGCGCGTAGCGCTCCACGGCGGTTTCTACGTAGCCGGGGGTGATGAAGTCTGGTATCGAGGCTGAGTACCACTTGAAGCCATCGCGGTCCAACTGGTTCGAGTCTCCCAACGGCGCTCTCAGGTCGGCCATTGGAGCCGCCTTGCGGGCGCGGGCCTTCACGTTGAATGTCGCGAGGCCGTAGTTGTCTGTCGGAGTTAGGAACGGGGCGTTGTGGCCCTGGGTCTTGTACCAGCCGTAGTTTGTGAAGAAGATCTCCTTGTTGTCCAAGAAGGTCTGTAGGTATCGCACGTTCTCCTGCGAACCGAAGAACTTCGCGATACGCGAGTTGTTGAAATCAAATTTTGGCATAGTCCTGATTCAATCTTTTTACCTTTTTTCTTTTCTGTTCTTTCTCTCTCTTAGTCCCGCCTCTGTCTTTAGAGGTGGAACCAGCCGTTCACGCGGCTCTTGTTCAGCGCTTTCACTGCCGGGGGTATCGGCGACATGCGGTCTATGTACATCACGGTGTCGTCATTGGCGAGGAACGGGGTGAGCATGTACAGGGCGCCTTCGTTATTGGCTGTGCCGCCGCCTGGGGTGAACAGGAAGTCGTAGTCGCACTGCGCGTAGCCGTTGGGGTTTGTCACCATGGCTTTCTTCTTCGCGCCTGCCTCGGCTGCCTCTACGAGAACGTCGTCTTTGTTCACCTGCCCGAGCGTTTCCGAGAGGGTCACTTTCCATACGTCGCCTGCCGCAGTGTCGGTTGTCTCTTCCACTGACGTCACGGTCACTGCCGTGCCTGTGCCGTCAAGGGTGCTCGGGGCTACCATGATGTTGTCGCCCACAAACGGTATGTGCTTGTAGCCGTCACGCACGAGCAGTATCTCCACGTCTGTGGCTGATGCCGCGTTCTTTGCCACCTGGTACGACTTCAGTATCTTCACCGTCGCGCCTGCGTCGCCGTAGATGCCGGGGTCGTACTCAAGGAAGTCGCCTGCGTAAATCTTCGCGTAACCCTTGAACGGGTTCAAGAGCTTGCCGCCGCTTGTCGGCGTGCGGAAGGCGTCCTTGGCCGCGCCTATGAGCTTCACGAACACATATCTGTGTCCGCCAACCGAGCCGCGTGCCTGTATCAGCGTCCGCCCGGCGAAGTAGCCGCTGCGGGTCAGCCGCTCCTGATAGTAAGCTGAGTTGTTTTCCATAATCTTTCTTTTTTGTTATCCTGAAATCCTTTATAATGCCTTGCTCTTATTCTTGGTCGGCTTTGGGTTTTCGTCTGCCTGCCAGTGCCTTCACGTCGTCCCATTCGTGCTCGTCAACGGCTCCTGCACCGCCGCCTCCGCCTCCACGGGGCTTGCCTCCGCCTGTCCAGCCTGCTGCCTTGGTGTCCTCGTTGTACAGCTTCTCGGCATTGCCCACGAGTGCTGCCACGTCGGCATTCTCCTCGGGTATCTCGAGCCTGTCGATTGCTGTCTTCACGAAGAAGTCGTTGGCTTCAAGTCCTGCCTTTGCAAACTTTTCCTTCAAGCCTTTCTTTACTGAGTTCAGCAATGCGTTCTTCGCGTCTGCTGCCTCTTTCTGCTTGCGGGCTTCGCGCTCTGCCTGCATCTCGGCGTACATCTTCTTCGCCCATGCTGGCATCTTTTTCTCGTCGGGCATCTCCTCGTCATCTTCCTCGTCGTCAGTGTTCTCGTCTGCCTCCTCGCGCTCCTTCTGCTTGCGCTTCTCCTCGCGCTCCTTGGCTTTCTTCTTGTAGTCTTTCACTTGCGCCGATACGTCGGTGTGCAGATTGCCGTCCATGCGCTTCAGTCGGTTGGCTATGCGTTCCACGAGCTTTTCGTTGGCTGCCTCGTCATCGCCGAAGTCGTCCAGCATGTCGTCCAGCTCCTCGTTCACGGTTTTCTCGCTCAGTGTCAGCTTCGTGCCGCCCAACTTGCCCTTTACCTTCTCTAAGAGTTCTTCTCTTGTCATCTTGGTTCCTGATTTTTAGTTTGTTCTGCCGGGTGCTTCCCGTCATTTTTCACTCTCTTTAGCAGGTGCTTCCTCCTAAAGTCTATAAATAATGAATATTCATACGCAAAAATACGTATAAATATGCACAAAACAAAGAAAAACTTATTATTTTTGCATAAATATACACTAAATAGCGTATAATTATGCGAAATACCCCCCCCCAAAGTCTCTCGGCTTAGGAAGGCTTAGAGAGGCTTAGGAAGGCTTAACCATAAGCCCCACATAAGCCCCACGGCTTAGAAAGGCCCAAAGAGGCTTAGAAAGGCTTAGCCCCAATCAAAAAAATCAGCAATCTATGAAGCAGTTTTCTCCTTTCCGCCTTCCCTCTGGCGAACCGGTTTACACCCAGGAATACATCCAGTCCCTCCGCGATGCCGACAAGCGTCACCCCGACAATCTCAAGATTATCGCGCAGCGTGGCGGACAGGAGCGTATGCTATCAATAGACGCTGACATCAAGATAGTGGGAGGCAGCCGTGGCGGATCCAAGTCCTTCAGCTCCCTCATGGAAGCCTTGAAAGACATCAAAACCCCAGACTTTCATGCGGTTATTGTGCGAAAGGAGAAGGATGACTTGCAGTCTCTAATCACAGACTCATACAAACTATACTCCCAGTTCGGCACATACAACAAGTCCCAGAATGATATGGCTTGGAACTTCAACAATGGAGGGTGGTTGAAGTTTTCATATTACGCTGGTGCTTACCAGCCAGATTTCAAGGATAGGTTTCAAGGTCGTCAATATGCTTACATCTGCATCGACGAGGGTACTCAATGCCCATACAAGAAGTTCAAGTATCTCTTGACCAACAACCGAAACGCTGCACATATCAGAAACCGCTTCTGGATTACATGCAACCCCGACCCCGAGTCGTGGGTACGCAAGTTCATCGACTGGTGGGTCGACGACGACGGTTACATCATCCCGGAGCGCGACGGGGTCATCCGCTATTGCTTCATGGATGGCGACACGCCCGACTCTATCTATTGGGGCGACTCGCGCGAGGAGGTCTACGAGCAGTGTAGGGGCATTATCGACAAGCTATGGAAGCCGAGCTACGAGGAACTGGGCTACTCCAAACTGGAGATGTTCATCAAGTCGGCTACGTTCATCCGGGCCGACGTGTCCGAGAACATCAAGCTCATTTCCACCGATGCTTCCTACATCGCCAACCTTGCGCAACAGGACGAGGAGCAGCGTATGCGCGACCTTGAGGCTAACTGGAACTGGAAGGCTGCCGGCGACGACATGATTAAGATGGAAGACCTCGAAGAGATTTTTGACAATGCCGAACAGATTGGCGATGGCATTCACCGCGCCTCTGCCGATATTGCCTTTACCGGGGGCGACAACTTCGTCATGTGGCACTGGATAGGGTGGCATTGTGTCGACCTTATCGTGCTCCGGCTCGACCCTAAGACGCTTGTCTCTGTCGTGCAGGCTAAGCTTCGCGAGTGGGGGGTCGAGGAGCGCAACTTTACTTACGATATGCAGGGCATCGGACAGTATTTCAAGGGCTTCTTCCGCGATGCCGTGCCGTTCAACAACCAGGCTGCGCCTGTTCCTGCAAACCACAAGGAAGAGGAGGGTATCAAGTATCTCTACAAGGATTTGAAGTCGCAGTGTGCGTGGCTATTCTACAAGATGGTCAAGGAACGAAAGATTTCCATAGCATCCGAACTCTTGGAGCGGAAGTATTCGGGCAGTGGCTTCGACAAGGTGCCGCTCAGACAAATCCTTCAGAAGGAGCGCAAAATGCTGCGACGTGACGAGAACGGCGACGACCGGGGATTCAAACTTATGCCCAAGAAACTGGCTAAGAAGTATGTCGGACACTCGCCCGACTTCTTCGAGTCGTGGTTCTATGTGATGATTTTCAGTTTAAAAATTAAAAAACACAATAAGGTTAAAGGATTATGGAGAATATGAATTTTAGAGAAATTCTCGTGAAACAGCCTTTCTACGAGATGAAACCTGACGGGTATATGAACCACGGGCTTTACACCGACAAGGTGGGCGACCGATCATACACCACTATGCCGTTCGACCCTATGACGCGCCGCATCAAGACGCAGGCGGATTTTCTGCGCGAGTATTATCCATCGGGACACCGCATCTGGGACCACGATGCCTATCCCGATGTCATCAAGGAGAACCCCGACTACGACCCTTCCGACCCTAAGTCCGGCAAGCGCTACTATCTACAGCCTATCACGAGATGTGCCTTCGCTTTCCAGCAGCTCATCGCAACTAAGCATACGCTGCATCTTACTGGCAACGACGTGCAGTTCGAGCTTGCCGACGGCATCGACAGCCTCTCCAAGGAGGACGATATGCAGCGCAATCTCAACATATTCAAGAAAGGGTGGCTTATGGCTAACATGGAGATAGTGCATTTCGAAGCGGTCAATTCTTATATGATTGTCGCTGAGGCTGCGGTCGTTGGATATATCAATGATGGCAAGTTTGGCGCAAAGCCGCTCTCCTTCAAGAACGGCGATTATCTCTACCCGCATTTCGACTCTATCACTGGCGAACTCACTGTCTTTGCACGCAAGTACTACGACTCCGACGAGCAGGGCAACGCGCAGATTGAGTGGGTCGAGGTCTGGGATGATACCTATCTCTATCGCTTCAAGAATGATGTCTCGTCCGACAAGTCCATCGCGGAGAAGGCGGTCGAGAAGATTAAGAATATCTTCGGTATGTCGGGCTACGCACTTGTCGAGAAGCGAAAGCATGGCTTTCCTTTTATCCCTGTCGCCTATGCGCGCAATGAGGATGGACCGTGCTGGGCACCAGTGCAGCACAACATAGAGGACTACGAGGAGGCGTTCTCCTACCTATGCGAGAACAACAAGGCGTATGCCTTCCCCATCTTCTATGTCAAGGGCGACGGCGAGGATGTGGCTATCACTGGCGACGATATGACGGGGGCTGTCAAGTCTATCGCTATGGGGAGTAAGGATAACGACGCGGGCTTCCTCAACGGAACTGACGCTTCCGACGCTTTCGCCACGCAGCTCAACAAGTCCTACGAGCTTATATATGAGCTTTCCTTCACCGTCAAGCCGCCTGAGCTAAAGTCGGGCGACCTTCCAGGCGTGGCTATCAAGCTGCTCTATTCACCTGCCATCGAGGTGGCTATGAACGACGCGCAGCGACTACAGCCGTTCCTCGACCAGCTTGTGCGCATTGCCAAATTCGGCATCGGCTTCGAGAATAACATCACTGCCACGCTCACCGCGCTTGACATCAACGCGTGGGTCGAGCCGTACATCCACCAGAACAAGACGGAGGTTATCACCAACCTCGCCACTGCCGTGCAGAACCATTTCCTCTCCAAGCAGACGGCTTCCGAGCGCTGCCCTGACTTCCCAAAGAATGCCGAGTTCGACCGCATTCTCCGCGAACAGAAGGAGGAGGACCAGCAGGACTTGCTCATGGATATCGAAAAGCAAGACAATGCGACAGAAAACGCTATAAAAGAAAAGAAAGCTACTGCAAAAATTGAAGGCGGCACAGGAAATGTCCGTACTGGTCTTGGGGCAGGCCGGCCACGGACAGTAAATACTGACAAATGGGGTAATAGACCAGGCGAGAACAACTGGAATACATACAATGATATACATTAAATTATTACTTTAAGGAATTTGCGTATACGCAGAAATTTCAGAAATTTTACAAGTGTGGATAGGAAGGAGTAGCTACCTTCTGATAAAGGCAACTCGATAGCCTTTCCTCATATATATAAAATATCGAGCATTTAAAAATATCGAGCTTATGTTTTTGGAAAATAAAGAAATTTGGAAACCAATCGCTGACTATAAAGGGCTGTTTGAAGTTTCAAGTTTAGGGAGAATAAAAAGTCTTGAAAGAGAAGTCGTTAATAATTTAACGGGGAGAATACATGTAAAGCCGGAAATAATCTGCAAACAGCAAAAAAATGGCCATGGATACATGTGCATAACTTTACAGCGTCCAGGCAAAAAAGACAAAAGACGAAGATATGTTCATCAGTTGGTCGCAGAGGCGTTCCTGTCTAACCCAAATAGTCTACACGATATAAACCATAAAAATGAAGACAAAACAGATAATCGTGTGGAAAATTTGGAATATTGTGATAGAAAACATAATATGAACTGGGGGACATTGCAGGAACGCAAAAGAAATAAAATGTATAAAAATACAGAAGAAAGATTCTCGGACGTTGTGCAATATACTGTAAACATGAAAATTGTCGCTGTATATAAGAACGCTGGGGACGCTTCAAGAAAAACAGGATTTAGGAGGGGAAGTATAAGCCGGTGTTGTAGAGGGGAAAGGAATACATATATGGGTTATAAATGGGGATATAAAAAGATTTAAAAACCCTATAAAGAATTATATAACAGAACCTAATATGTCAAAATACATTTCCATTTCCCGTTCCCGTGCCCTCACCGCTTGCGAGTCACGAGTCTCTTCTGTCCTCTTCTCTATCGCCAAGCAAATCCTCCTGGCCACCAAGAAGTATCGCCGTCCAGGCCGCATAACCAACGAGTCACGCTTCCTCGACGATGCCCGAGCAATCGCCGCCCGTGCCGCCGACTCAGTCGAAGAGTGTATCTCAAAGTATTCTCTCGCCTCAGCCAAGTCGCTCGGCATCGACAGTGGTATGATAGAATCGTTCCTCTCCTCGCAAGTCCACGGCAAGACTTCCCGAGAGCGCACCTCGCAGTATCTTGCCAACTTCGCCGAGGACATCTTCCGCATGGCAAAGGCAGCATCCCTCATGCGGTACACCGACTCGCAGCTTCTCTCTGCTGTCCGCACCGGCTACAAGTCGCCCTATGTCACGTCTGTCATCACCAAGGCAAGGAAGAAGGATATCAACATCGCCACTCCGTCCTATGGGCGTGGCATCCTTCATTCTGCCTACCAGAACCTCATCCGCAACGCCCGCCAGATGGTCGCTCTCGCATGGGGTAGGGCAGAGCAGCAGTACGGCAAGGACCACGGCGCCGTCGCCTATCGTGTCTTCCGTGGATCCAGTTTCCCGTGTCCAGTCTGCGACGACGAAACCGCCTACGTCCACCACTTCGGCGACCCATTCCCCCCATTCCATTTGAATTGCAGATGCTGGGTTCAATTTATCTACGACAATGATAATGAATAAATCCCTCAAGTGCCTTCGACATCCTCGGCTCAGTAAGGCCTAAAGAGGCTTAGAAAGGCTTATTATCAACAATAAAAAATCATTCAATTATGTCACAATTTTCCCTTTCCGTCGCCGTCCACGCTCTTCGCAAGAAGTACAAGATGCAGGACGCGGCATATCTCATCTACGCCGACCTCCGCGCTGCCGGATGGTCGCAAATCGACGCTTGGTCTGTCGCCTTTCAGGGCAGCGGTCTCAACTGGCCCAAGTCCGAGCTTCTCAAGGAAATTAACAAGCTCGAAGCTCTCGACTCCGTTCAGTCGCGCATCGCCGACATACAGCACCGCAACGCTCCAAAGGACGAGGGTATCTCGCCCGACGAGCTCGCACGCGAAACATCCAAGGAAACCATCCTTCGCAAACTCGTCATTGCCGAGAAGAAGGCAAAGTTCGGTACTCCCGAATGGCTTAAAATTGTTTCTCTCGAAGCCGACTACAACAAAATCAAACAGGACGAAATCGACAAGGAGAACAATGTCGTTCATTATTATATCCCTGTTTCCTATCCGCGCTCATGCGAGGAATGTCTACTCCTTCAGAATGGACAGGCCGACTTTCAAAAAACAAAAAGCCGTGGCGCCACCAAATAGCGCCACGGCTTATAAAGGCCTAAGAAGGCCCAGCAAGGCCTATCACCCCCCCCAAAAAAAGTCCCCCAGTCCCCACGGCTTAGAAAGGCTCAAGAAGGCTCAGTAAGGCTTAAAAGTTCTTACCTCTTTATTCATACTTCTCTCCCGCCACAATCTCCACCGCCCTCTTGAAGTTCTCTTCCAGCATCGTATCATTGAACGTCGGCAGAAACACTTCCTCTGGCAGTTTCCGTCTTTCCGCCGCCTCCATTATTATTCTCAGTCCCATTTCCAACGCTGCCTTGTCCTCGATAATCTCAATTAGTCTGTCTGTCTTTTCCATATTTCCATATTTAAATTTTTAAATCTTTACATCTCACTCCAAGTCCTCCTTTATAAATCCTTGTTCCTCTCCAATTTCCCTTCCCTTCATCGCCGCTATCACGAAGTGTTCCTTCAGATCTTCCTCCGTCACGCCGTAAGTTTCATACACCACGCATTTCGGTGTCTTTTTCTTGTGATAGCCCATCTTATCCCACAGTGTTCTGCAAAACTTGTTCATCGTCGGCACATCTTCGTCCTCCACGTTGTTGTCGTTGCAAAACTGCACGAAGCTCTCGTACAGCACCGATGCCTGCACCATCAGCGCTCTTTCGCCCCTTGCTCTCTTCTGTGGCTCTATGCCATAGGCCATCGCCCACGACCTCACGGGGTTTGTCTTTATATACATCAGCAATTCCTGTTTTTTAGTGCCCTCGGGCTTCGGGAATACAAACTTTCTCTCTCTCAGCATCTTCTCGCCAGCAAGCACCCAGTTGAACACGCCTGGCAATTCCTTCTTTATTATCTTCGATGCCAGCAGAGGGTCTTGCTTCTCTTTCGGTATAGTCACTTCGAAGTTCACATACTGCAATCTTCTCACCATGCCCAGCGAAATGTCGTCTGTCGCCGGAGAGTCGTTAAGGCTGAATATCATGTAAGGCAGGTCTCTCACCTCACTCACGTTCTCGCCCAGTCCTCTGCATGGCACAGGCTCGCCAGACACCAGTCGCTTGAACATGCCGGTGTTCTTCCTTCCAAACTTCTTAGGGTCTGAGTCGCTCGACCAATTAAATACGGCGCCTCTTATCGGATAGCGTCCTCTCATGCCCTCGTCGCCGTCTGCCGTCAGCTCAGCGTAGTCCATCTTCGATATACGCTCGTTCCCGAACAGCGACCGCATCACCTCAAACACCACGCTCTTTCCGTTGGCGCCAGAACCTATCATCATAAGGCACAGCTCCACCTTTGAGCACATCTTTCCCTCGTAGGGATTGTAAGCGTCGCCACGCTGTACCAACCCAAGACCCAAAAACATCTGTAGTATGTCCCTTGAGTCCTTGTCTGGCAGCACCTCGTCAAGAAAACGTGTCCATATAGGACACTTCGCCTTCGGGTCAAAGTCATACGGATGGTAGTATGTCACGTGGTAGTGCGGTGAGAAGGGCAATGCCTTCGGCTTGTCCCTCGACAACCCGAAGTCTACGACGCCGTTCTTGAATGCCACCACGTCAAACTGCGGCACAAGAACGTTGTAGTTCTTTATTACGTCAGTGAAAGCGTCTTTCCTCACCGACGAGCGGCTCATCATCGGCCCTATCCTCAACTTCTCCACAAGCAGTTGGTATGCCTGCTCCACAACTATCTTCTCCACTGCCTCATATATCTTCCCGTTGAACATATAGTACTGTCCCTTGTAATACTTCACCGGGCAGTCCTTAGCCAACTCCCGCATATCCTTGCAGAAGCCTGCCATCATGTCATTGAACTTCTCGCTGTTCGCCCGTCCCCAGTCCTCCCTGTATTTCTCAAACCCAAAGCGTGCCTCCGCACTCAACTGCAACAACTGTCCAAACAACAGGTCTATCAGCTCTCCATTACTTCTCTTCATGCCTCAATCTTTCCATTTTTAAATTTTTTCATCTTTCCCTTACTTTTACGTCCCCCTTCTTCTTTCTCACTTTCCCTCCATGCCTGTACACAAACGCCTTGCATCCCTCCTCGCATTCCACGTCCACCTCTCCCTTGTCATACAGGCTCACGAATACCCTCGCCAGTCCACACACGCGGATTTTTGCCTCCGACCGATGCCTCACGTACACCTCTCCCGTCGACATTCCGTCATATTTCAACGCCGCCACGCACTCTCCGTTCAGCACCACCACCGGCGCGTTCCTTGCCTCCACATTCTCGTCCACATACACACCATGACTATGTATCACATCCCCGAACTCCTTCTTCATCACCTTTGCCGACGGCCAGTCGTGCTCAATGCAGAAGTCCAGACCCCTCACGAATTTCTCAACCATCTCGTCCTTCGACGTCCCCTCAGTCCATTCTTCCGTCCACTGCTTGCACAATCCCAGCTTCACCGCCTCCCCCTTCATCTTCTCCGACAATTTCCTTTCTTCCATAATTCCTTCCTTTTCTCTCTTCCTACACCCTCGGTTTAGAAAGGCCTAAAGAGGCTTAAAAAGGCTTAGTAAGCAGCCCTCCGCCCCTCGGCTCAGTAAGGTTTAACCTTCGCCTGCTTTTCCTATCTTCCCCTTATTCCTTCCTCTCTTTTGTGCTCCTTTCTACATATTCGCACATCGCTTTCATCTTCGCACTCTGATACTCTGCATCACCCACTATCGTCGTATCCACGAACATCCCGGTTATCACGGCTTCCGCGTTCTTCCCCTCCTGTCCAGGCACTCGCCAGTCGCCTTTCTCGTCCTTTGCCACCGACAGTTCGTCCAGTGCCTCGAACATCGTCATTCCTATCCCGATGTTCAGTTCCCATCCACCGCCCACGTTCTCAATGTGCATGTACGGCAGTGTTCCTCTCGTCAGGTGCTTCTGCACGTCAGTTTTTATTCCTTCAATATCTCTCAACTCCTTCATTTCCTTCTTGCTGAGGCTCTTGTTCTTCTTCACCACCACAAAATTCCCAATGTAAACTTTCTTTCCAAATTCCATAACTCATTATTCTTTAAATCTTTCCATATTTCAATCTTTCAATATTTGTTCCTTCTCCCATACTCTGCTATCAGTAGAGCGTCGCACGTCGCCAGCGTCACCTTTCTTCCCAGTTTCGGGAATATCTGCTGTGCCTTCGCCTTTAGAAGGTTCTTCCACTCCGTCTTGGTGAATTTTCCCGAACTTCCCATCTGAAACGCCTTCTCCCATTTGTTCGGAGTCACGTCCGTCATCGGTATCTCCAGTGCCATCAGCGCCATCTGCAAGTGCCCGAACCCTTTCCCGAAGTTGAACATCGCGCTCCCGCCGTTCCCTGGCATTCCGCCCACACGCTCCAGCGTACACACGCTGCCGTCCTTCCACTTACGCAGAAACTCCAGCAAATCCTGCGGCGTTTCCGGCATCTTCGTCAGGTCAAGCACCTTTCCCTCCGCATCCAGCACCGCAATTCCTCCGTTTTTCCCCGGATCAATCCCAATGTAATTCTTCTTCACAGTATCCATAAACATCAATTATTTTTTCTTTTCATCCTAATTTGTTGTCACTATCACCTATCTTATGACCTCCAGTGCCCTCGGCTTAGAAAGGATTAGCCACCCGCCCCCCAAATCCTCCGTCCCCTCGGCTTAGAAATGCCTAAGAAGGCTCAGAAAGGCTTATTACCACTCAATGTCCCCTTTCTCCTGTCCAAAACACACTCACAAACTCCTTCTCCGTCATATCCACCTTGTGCCGAAGCCTCCCAACATGCCATTTCCCGCATACTGCGCACTCATACGCCCTGTACCCTCTCGCCCTCAGTCCTGGGCTTTGGTTCAGGAACTCCCACGCATCATCCTCCGACTCATACGCCACCTTTTCTTTCCATGCTCCGCCGTTCTTCCGCGTCCAGTGGCGTGCGTCGGGTCTGAAAGTGGAGTGGGGCACCTTGTTGAAATACCGTTTTCTCTTCATATCCATCGTATTATAGTGTCACCTTTAAGTGCTCAAGTCTTTCATCGCACATCCTCCTACGCCGTTTCCGCCTCCTTATATCCCAACTCACCCAACCTTCTCCGTATGTAGTCCATGCCCTTCTGGTACACCAGCGTCTTTATGCTCACCCTTACCTCGCCCTCTGGTGTCGTGTACTTCTGCTCCACGGTTCTGAAATACCCGGCATCTACATATTTTTGGTACGGCATATTGTTACCCATCAATATCTTCTGCTCTCTCAATATCTCAAAAAGCTTGTTTCTGCCCACTTTCTTGAAATGCAGCGTGTTCGCCACAGCTTTCATCTCTACTGCTGTCTTGCTCTCCGCCACCGCGTCGAAGAACTCCACCTTCGGCTTCTGCTCCGCAAGCTGCGCCTGTTGCGCCTCTATCTTCTCCTGTTGCTCCGCCGCAAGCCGCAATGCCTGTGCAAAGGTCTGCGGCAGTCCATACGAGCCAGTCTTGCGTATCGACGGGAGCACGTCACCGCACACCCAGTTCTGAAAAGCTTCGGCTTGCGGCTTTCTCGACTGGAATATACATTTGTAAAGGTTGCACTCTTCCATGAAAATCATCGGAATCTTCTGGATAGAGTCCGTTCCGTCCAACCTTTTGCCGGTCACTACCCCCACCTCGATAGTAACGAGGTAGGGGGCATTAAGCCGTTTTGCGACATCTGACGTGTTGCCAATCTCCAAAATCTTGCATACATCCGCAAGACAAAACAGCGGCTTCTCGCTCGTCCCAGCAGTCCGTATCTTCCCGAATGCCGGATTCTCAAATATCTTTATCTCATTCATACTTTTTCTCTTTTCGATTCTTTATCCACAAACTCCCCAATCCCCAACCTTGCCTTGTTTATACAGCTCGCTATCCACCCAATCAGATACGCGCTTGCCTCGCCGCCGTGCTCCATCCCTATCGCCTCCTCAATACTGTCGCACACATGGCTTGCCTCGTGGGTGCATATCCCCATCGTCATGTCCTTCTTGCTGTCGAACACCACAAGTTCGCCCACCTCTCCGTTGTCCTTCCTCCTTAGTTCCGATATGGTCAGTCCGTCGTAGTCCTCACACTCTATGCTCCAGTCCTTCCCGTCTATTTCCTCAAACCACCCCCTCATGTCCCCCTCCGTCTGTCCTATGCACACCCACAGCTTCCTCGGATATATCACTGGGTCATACTCCCAAAAACCTCTTTTCATGGCTTCTGCACCTCCTCCTTCACCTCACTCCCGTCGAATTAAAGCCTCCTTCTCCTCTCTCCGTGTCCTTGTCTATGTCGCCTTCTACAAACTCAACTCCAGGCACCTCCACAATGCGCATCTGCGCAATCTTTGTTCCGGCAGGAATATACACTCCGCCGTTGGCACGAAATCTGCCTGTAATCGAACCGCACCCCACACGTAGGAGAGCACACACTTCACCTGTATATCCGCTGTCCACAAGCCCTACAAGCACGTCTGCGTCCACACGCCCCTCCATATTACCGTCGGCAGTCCTCACCTTGCACGCCATACCTTTTAGCGACATTCCGCTCCGTGGCTGTATCACAGCCGCAAGGTTTTCCGGCATCTGCATCTTGAAGCCAAGTGGTATAGCCGCCCTCATGTACGGCTCTATGTCAATGTTCTCTTTCGTGAACACGTCAAACGCCGCGTCCGCCCCATGTGCCTTTGTCGGCATCTTACCGCCGCACAACTCTATCTTTATCTTCTCCATATCTTTTCACTCTTTATTGTTCCAACATTACAATCTTTCCAAGCCTTTCCAACCTCACAAAGCACACACAGCTTAAAGAGGCTCAGAAAGGCTTAAAATCCTACTTTGTTATCATCATCTGCGGCACATTTCCATAAACTGGGAGTTTGCCGTCCCATTTCTCTATCCACATCTTTTTGAGGATTGCAGGAGTAAGTGATGCCGACTTCAACTCGTTTGCCTCTCGCTCTGCGCGGGCCTGCACAAGCATCTTTTCTGCCTCGGCTTTCTTTACCGCCACCTCATTGAGGGCACGCTGGGCTTCCTGGATAGCCTTGTTCTTCTGGTTTACTGCCTCTACAATGGAGTTCGGATATTTCAAACCCGAGGTGAGCTGTTCAAGATGGAAGTGCTCTTTTGTCAGTGCTTTGCTCAACTGTGCTTCGATAGCACGCTCTACCATGTCGCGGTTGCTGACTATCTGGTCAGTGGTGTACTTGTTGAGCTGAATGCGGAATGCGTCCTTGACGTAGTTGAACAGCGTTCCTCGTACGATGTCGTTAAGCTCCTTGCGGTATTTCTTGAACACCTTTGGGGCGTTGCCGTCTACCATTTTGAGAGATACCGTCGGGTCGACGGTAAACTCCGAGCCGTCCTTGGCGTTGATGGTGAATGCAGGATAGTCGATTGTCTGCACGAAGGTCGGGTACTCATACACCTCTTCTGTGAAAGGATTATACCACACGCGGCCTGTCACAAGGCTAACGTCGTCCACGCCCTTCTCCGTGCCGTAGAGGTTGACGAGAATGCCTTCGGAACCGGCGTCGATACGCTCGCTGCAAGAAGTGAAAGACGATGCTGCCAAAACAAGCATTGGCAAGTAAAATAACTTTGATTTATTCATTTTTTTTGTTTTTTTTGAAAGTTAGACAATTTGTTGTCAAGGACAGAAGTGTCCAGAATAGAAGAATAGCGACGCTGATGATATTTGTCGCAGTATCTGCCTTGCTCACGCCTCTCAGCGCTGCGCTGACAATCATGAGGGTCATCACAACCCACGCCACAAAAGCGGATACTTTCAATTTGTTTATCCTCATTTCATTTTTATAAAACTTGTTGTCAATAGACTAATGTTTCGCTTACTCGCAGATAATCGCCAACTGGCCGCAAGCTGCGCCGTTCTCAATCTCTGCCTTTGTCGCGATGGCTACTGCATAGTCATAACCCATAGCCTCAAGCTGATTTTTGATTTCTTTCATACTTTTACTCTTTTTTGTTGTTTATACTAAGTTTATCCCCTCGACAACACCATTGCCGAGATGGTTTTTCTCCGAAATGTTATTCACGTTGATTGGAGAGAGCTTCACAAAGAAATGCTCCTTGTCAAACCACTTCTCCAACTTCTCTGCGTCAAAGTCCGACGTGTCCACAAGCGTCAGGTTTATCGTGGTCTTCAGGTTGCTCTCCGTGCGTATGCGCCCAAGCTCCTCTATGGTCATTTTGTTCTTGTAGGGTATGAGCCAGTTGCGCTTCTCGTCATCAAACGAGTGCAGGCTTATCTGCAATGTCACGTTTCCTTTCACAAAAGAGAAGTCGCTGCCCTTTATGCCTATTGTCGACACATAGTGATGGGTGTTCGGATACCTCTCCGAAATTATGCGTATTGCCTCTTTCACTGCCTCTATGTTGAGGAATGGCTCGCCCATGCGCGTGTAGTTTATCTTGAACTCCTTCGCCTTAGCAGGGTCTGCCCCGCCAGTGTGCTCTATGGCAAACTCCACCTGGCCGACAATCTCGTCGGCAGTCAGGTTCCGCCAGCGTTTCATGTTGCCTGTCGCGCAGAACTTGCAGCGTACTGGGCAGCCGCTCATCGTCGACACGCCTATCATCCACCTTTCTGTCCTGTCCCCAAGCTCATTGTTGTCGAGCTTGTTCTGGTGTCTGCCTATCGCGTCCTTTGTGTAGTAGGGCAGAAACGTGTCAGTGGTTTCCACAAGGAACCCGTCATCCAGTTTCAAACAATACACAACACCATTCTTAAATGTCTTTTTACGTATTTCTTCCATATCTTCTTTTTCTTTAATATTGTCTAATACCAACACTTAATTCCGAATATCTTGGAGCAGACTTCTGAGCGCCTCCTGCTCCACGGCTCCCTCTATCTTATCCTTCATATACATTCCACTTTAAGCGTCAATCAAATCAAACTTATACGCCCACTTCACAATGTTGTGCTGCGCCACGTGCGACTTGAACTCTTTTTCCCCGACATACTCGAAGTACATCACTCCGCCTCCGCCGTTACGTCCTCCCTGCATCCCGAAGATGTTGCAACCTCTAATGGCAGGCAGCTCGTCGACACCATGCCAGATGCTCTCCCTCTTAGGCTGCGGAGTGTCAGAACAGCAACCGCCGTCCATCAGCTCATTCATCCTTTCAAGGAAAAGTCCTGACTCGTCACTCTTCATGGCCTCCGCCCACGCCTTCTTGTACGCCAGCACAGCACACTGACGTGTAGTATGCACGCCGTCGTCAATCTTGTCTGCGCAGGCATTTGCCATGTCTTCTATCTTGTCCGCTGTTATTATTTCATGTTTCATTTTTATTTGCCCTTTCTTTTGCTTACGTCTTGTTACCTATTTTTTTTATATAAATACCTGTCATAGCCACACGTCACAGTTCTCACTTCTTATCGCCATACAGCAGGCTGAACGTCTCACGTCCCTTCGGCGTGACAAGCGTCTGGTTGCCAGCCCACTTCTCTCCGCCCTTGCACTCCTTGATGATGAAGAGCGAGCCTACATATGCGGCATAAGGCTTCAACTGTCCCTTGGCATCCCTGTACACATACTTCGCGTCTATCAACCTCTTTATGAAGTCGTTCTGCTTCAAGCCAATCTCCTTAGCAGTGTCCCTGAAGTTGATGTTCAGTTTCCTGTCGACCAAATCGTCGAAGTATTTCGCCTTCGGCTGAAGCTCCATGTTTTTCGCCTCAAGCGCAAGGCTCCTCTCGTACTGGTCTGCCCATGCACGCGCAGCCTCCGCAGGATTGGAGAAGTTGGGCATATTGTAGGAGCCTGTCTTGCGGATGCTTGGCAAGACTTCTGACGTCACCCATTTACGGAAGAGTTTTGCCTGCGGTTTACGACTGTCAAGAATAACATCATATAAGCCGTCCTCATTTATGAAGTTGGCATTTTGCGTTCTACCCATGCTGTCTGTGATGGGGTGGACAGTAACCACCCCATTGTCTAACCGCTTCATAACCTGGCTGGAGTCAAGTGAAAGAATACAGCAAACATCTGTCAGGCAGAAAAGTGGATTGTCGCTTGTACCGGCAGTCCGTATTGTTCCGAACCGCTCATCACTGAATATCTTTACACTGTTATTTAGTTCCATATATTTTGCTTTTTTATATTCTATTAATCAGGAATTTACGTTTATATTTCATACCTTTGCCTCATACAAGCTAAAAGTCCCAACATATTGAACAAAACGTGGCACTTTACGCTGCCCTCCGGTGCAACATCCTTCAACACCCCTTGCAGCATCCGTATGCACCTTCAATCCCTTTATTTATCGGCTAAGCAGCAAGAATGCAGTTTCATTTCACCCAACAACACCCTCACACACCCACGTAGTAAAATTACTCATAATAATCCACCAATCCTCCATAAACCCTTATAAACACTAAGAAAAACCCTGCTTTTTAACAACCATTAGATGCAACATTTACCTGCATAAACAATAACCGAAGATAATCAAGTTCATCTTTTCCCAACAACAACCAACCAACCCAAGATTAACCCTAACCGCATAAATATGCAAGTTTACATATTTTTACTTTCATTCACATCGAATTAACAAATATGGATTAACATAACCCAAATCAGGTAAATTAAAGCAAATAACGGAAAAAATTTGGAAGAAAAAATTTTTATAAGGGGTGACTATGCGCTCAACCCTCCAAAAATAAGGGGGGACGCCCCATTAATCCATATTATATAAGATAATATTTGCCTACCTTAAAAATGTTTCACAAAAAATCGTTTCACGTCCTCCACATTATAAAATCCTCGTAACACATTGATACACAACGTTTTACGCCTGTATAATTATTCTTTTTATCTGAATAAATATGCGTTCCGTGAAACATTTGGCGTGTACCTATAATTTACAAATATAGTTTTTTATTTAGGCATTGCTTTCTTCCATATGAAAATGAAAATAAAATAAGCCTAATATTTGCGTGCCAAATTTGTATAAAATTCATTAATTCTTTATCTTGTATTGTTAAAATTTAGTTCATTACTTGTTGTGTAGGTAATAAATAGGACAAATT